GACGCGGGGGTACCCCCCCTGGGCGGCCTCGGCGGCGGCCTCCGGGGAGAGTTCCGCCTCGAGGTCCTCGATCTGCTTGTCGATCCGGTCCCCGAGCTGCGAGAACTTCTCGGAGTAGTCCTGCTCCTGGATGTCGACCCGCGTCCACGCGGACCGGGCGGCCTTCAGCGTGTGCAGGCGGACCCGGCTCAGGAACTCGGGGATCTGGCCGGGGAGGATGCCCGCGAGGTCGGCGTCGACCGGGGTCGTCACGTCGGCGACGGCCTGCCCCATCTCGGCCGCGGCCAGCGAGACCGGCAGGGCGAGGTCGGGGTTGGTCCCGTCGACGGTCGTGGCGTCGAGGCCCACGACCGCCATCAGCTTCCCGAGGGACCGGACGATCATCTTCTCGGTGTTCGCGACCGTCAGCGGCATGGCGTCCTCCGGTGGGGTTCGGCGATGCCGCCGGGCGTGGTCACTTGGCGTTGCCGGATTCGGGCTTCCTGTCGCCGGGGGCGGCCTCGTCCTTGGCCTGCTTCGCCTTGGCGGCCTCGGCCTCCTTGAGCTTGCGGGCGATCTCCTCCTTGCGCTTCCTCGCGGCCTCGATCTCGGCGTCGAGGTCCCTGTCGACCTGGGCCAGCTTCTCGGGGTCGTCGCCGGCCAGGGTGACGGAATCGGGCAGGTCCTCGACCCGCGAGATGATCCGGCCCTCGTGGCAGATCGACTCGCCCCGCTCGATGATCTTCCTCTGCTCGGCGTGGGTCAGCGGCATGGGATTCTCCTGCGTGCTGATGCGTCTATGGGTAAGCCGACGCCCCGGGGCTGGCCCGGGACGCCGGAGGGTGGTGGTCATCAGGCGGCGACGGTCAGCACGGCGCTCGCGGTGGCCCGGTGCTTGCGGGGGAAGCCGCGGGCGACGGCCCAGGCGCGGACGTCGGGCGGGTTGAGGTCGGGGCGGCCGGTGTAGTAGCCGACCGGGCCGAACTGCTCGCCGCCTAGGTCGTAGTTGCCGACGAGGCCGGCGACGATCGACTCGGTGACGATGCCGTTGGCGAAGTCCCAGGTGGCCGCGTTGTTGTCGTCCGAGCGGCTCGACAGGATCACCTTGTTGACCGGCTGGACGGCGGTGGTCGTCAGCGTCCCGGCCTCGGTGCGGGTCTGGTACTTGGTGTCGCTGATCTCGATCTCCATGCCGTTGAGCACGTCCGAGAGCCAGCCCTTCATCTGCCCCTGGAGGGCGTTGAAGGCGGTCGAGGGCACGGCGGCCTTGAACAGGCCGGGCAGGAGGTTCTTGAACTCGGCCGTCTTGATCGCTTGGCGGAACGCGGCCGTGGACAGCGTGATCCGGTCGTAGGACTCGCCGTAGGTGGTCGCGGCGTAGTCGACCAGGGTCAGGATGTCCGTGATCGGGGTGGCGTTGGCCGCGTCGCTCCAGAGGTTCGTCGGCGTGACCTTCAGGTCGTTGGGCATGCCCCACGACCCGTTGATCTGCACGCCCAGCCGGTTGTAGACCGTGCTGTCGAGCATCATCGAGCAGATCAGGGCGTTCATCCGCTGGCGGACGCCGATGATCAGGTTGGCGGCGGCCCGCTGCTCGAAGTTGGCGAACACGTCCGCGTCGCCGGCCCCGCCCCGGTTGGCCCGGATGCGGTTGAGCCGGTTCAGCATGGCCTGGCCGATCCGCGTCCCCGTCTTGATGTTGGGGATGTTGTTCGTCGCCAGGGTCAGGCCGAACCCCTCGTGGACCACGGCCTCCTGGTCGTCCGCGATGATGTCGGCGGCGAGCACTCGGCCCGCGAACGAGCCGGTGATCTCGTCGTCGTCGGCATCCACGACGGCGGTCCGGTCGAGGAACAGGAGGGGCTGCTTGTTGAGCAGTTCCTGGGCCTGGTCCTTCACGATCTGGTTGAGCCGCAGGCTGCTCAACACCTTGTCGCCAGAGAGCAACATGGGCGGGGTACTCCGTACTAAGGCGGATCTCTATCCGACGAAGCGGGGGACCCCGCTCGCTTTGCCCGACGTCGGGCCGGATCGAATTGTCAAGGAACGAGCGAACGTGGATCGGGGACGCCGGGGCTCAGTTGGCGTCTTCCGCGTAGCTGATCTGCGGGAAGGCCGCCTCGAAGTTGGCGACCGTCGGGCCGGCCGTCAGCGACGCGGTGCCGGTCGTCATGATCAGGCGGCCCTTCCAGACTCGCCCACCGTCCAGGACGGGCGGGTGGTCGCTCTTGGGGTCGTCGTTGACGACGGTCTCGTTGAGGATGAAGCACTTGCCCCGGGCGAGCGTCTGGCGGCCGTCGTTGACCGGCGAGACGTCGTAGGGGCCGTACTTGCTGCTGGCGGTGATCAGGGTGATCACCTGGCCGTAGCGGAGGTACTTCGCCCCGACCGGGACGACCGTGCCGTCGTTCAGGGTCACGTCGGAGCCGGAGACGGCCGCGACGGTGGACCAGTCGATCGTGACGCCGCCGGCCTTCATCTTGGGGGTGCCGTCGGCGGTGACCTGCAAGGACCGGGCGATTCCGCCGATCACAGTGCGACCGTAAGCCATGGATCTGCTCCTATCTGTAGGGGTCGCCCGCGTGCGCGGGTAGGATCGGGGGAATCAGTTGGACCCGGTCTTGACTCGGCCGTTGTACTGGGCCACGAACCTCGCGGTGCGCTGCCTCGCCGCGGCCAGGTCGTCGTCGGGGTGCTCGCTGTCGAGGACGGCCGAGTCCTTCGGGAGTGCCCCGCCGGTGATCGCCTCGGAAGTCAGGCTGTGCTGGGGCCTGGCCGAGTAGGCGGCCTGCAAGGTCGCCACGCGGGACCCGTCGGCGAGCGGCGAGCGGTGGTCGTCGTCGGCCGCCTGGAGGTAGGCCCGCTCGATCGCGGCGGACTCGGCGGGGAAGGCCCGGCGGTCGGTCACGAGCGACGCGGCGAAGGTCCTGGCGGCGGTCCCGAGGTTCGCCAGCCGGGACGTCTCGGCCTTGGCGGCTGCCTCGGCCTGCTGGGTTTCGAGGGCCTGCCGGAGTTGGGCGATCTCGGCCCGGAGTTCGTTGTCCGATGCGAGCGGCTTGAGCGGCTCGGCGGTGGCCTGGATGATCTGGGCGGCTGAGCCGGCGGTGGCCGCGGCGTGATTCTCCGAGTCGGCGACGATGCCGCTGGCGTCGAAGTTCTCGGGCTCGCCGGAAGCCTTCCAGAAGCTGAATGCGTCTTTCCACGACATGGGCGCGTCTCCGCTGGACTTGGGTTGAGGTTGGCCCGCTTCGGCACTCGCCGGTTGGGCAGACGCCGAACGCGTTGGCCGACGCCAAGTGCCGGCCGAGAGTTCCCCGATCACGCCCTCGAGGGAGCCGATCCGGTCGGCCAGGCCCGCCCTGACGGCCTTCTTTCCGACCAGCACCCCGCCTTGCCCGAAGTCCGAGAGGACCTTGGACTGGGGGACGCCGCGGTTGTCGGCCACCTTGGCGACGAAGACCGCGGCCAGGTCGTCCACGATGGTCTGGAGTTCGCCCCGCCCCTCGTCGGTCATCGGGTCGAGACGCTTGCGGGGGCTCTGGCTGCTGACGACCTCGATCGACTTGAGCCCGATCGCCTCGTCCTGCGCGGAGGTGTCCGTGTAGCCGACGACCACGCCGATCGAGCCGAGCATCGCCGTCGGGTCGATGACGACCTCGCTGGCGGCCGACGCGATCCAGTAGGCGGCCGAGGCCCCCGACCCGCCGACGTAGGCCACGATCGGCTTGGACTTGGTCCCCGCCCTGACGGCCGCGGCGAGTTCCTGGATGCCCGTCGCCTCGCCGCCGGGGCTGTCGATGTCGAGGACGATGGCCCGGATCGACCGGTCGGAGAGGGCCGACCCGAGGTCGAGGGCGAGTTGCGAGGTCGTCGCCCCGCCGCACAGCTCGGTCATCAGGTTGGCGTGGCGGAAGATCGGCCCGTGGATCGAGATGACCCCGATACCCTCCCGCTTGTCGAGGGTCGATGGGTCGTCCCGGTCCTTCTTTCGGCCCTGCTTGAACGCCAGCCCCTCGGGAATGACCGAAGGATCAATCCCCTTGCGGGTGACGATGTTCAGGGCATCGCGGAAGGCTCGCGGCTCGGCGAGGAATGGCCTCGTCGTGAGGAGTTCCAGCATTCTCATCCGGGAACCTCCTCATCGGTGGATTGGTCGGGATCGGGGTCGGCATCGCCCTCGTCGGGCGGCGGCTCGGGCTCGGGCGACTTGCCCCACTCGGCCAGTTCACCGGGCGTCGGGACCGGAAGGCCGAGATCCGGGCACATCGCGGCGTACTGGCTGGCGGTGATCGCCTTAGCCTGGATGAGCCGGGCGAATCCACCCCAGAGGGCGGGGCGGTCCTGGACGGAGGTCGAGCCGAAGGAGACCGTCGGGGTGACCCGGTCGGCGACCTCCTTGCCGTAGTTCAGCAGGATGAGCGGGTAGAGGACGTGGTCCTCGATCACGCGGGCGAGTTCGTCCCGCATGTAATTGATGATCTCGTCGACGACATCCTTGGCCCCGTCGCTGTCGGCCTTGGACGAGTTCTTCGCCTCGACCGTGGCGCGGGCGGCGTAGAGGATGGCCGACGCGATCTTGCGCGAGTACATGTCGTCGGCGATCACGAACGCCTGCCCGGCGGTATTCGACTCGAGGATCTTGGCGTCGCCTCCGTGGCCCCCGATCATGTAGGAGCCGTTGCGGAACCGCTCGGCCGCCTGCTCCGCCCTGGCGAAGGCCGAGACGACGACCGTGTTGCCGCTGGAGTCGGTCTCCTTGACCTTCGGGTCGCCGGGGGGCAACTCGATGTAGAGCGACGGCTCGGCGAACTGCTGGAGGTGCTTCTGATGCTGCGGGCCGATCTGCATCTGGTAGTGCCACGGCTCGTAGGCGTCCCGCAGGATCGAGTTGCCGCGCGGGTCGTCGTCCTCGGTGTCCCAGCTGAACGGGACCACCTTCTCTAACGGCACGAACGCCTGACCATCACGCGTCGCGGCGACCACGCCCAGCAGGCTCATGTACGGGTCGACCACGAAGTCCCAGGACCGGCGGCCCTTGACCTTGATCGACTTGTAGCCGAGCTTGCCCGCGTCGACGCCGTCGGGGATGACCTCGAAGGTCTTCTCCGCCAGCGCCGCCCCGGTCTTGAGCCCGCCCTTCAGGAGTTGCTTGACGGTGTCGATGAACGGCTTCTCGGTGCGGAGCAGCATCCGCCGGGCGAAGTCGCAGACCTCCGCGGCCTCGGGGTCCTGAGAGTCCGACGGCGACAGGTCGAGCCCGTCCCGGAAGACGCCCGTGACGAGCGTCATCACCGGGGCCTTGGGGGTGCTCCGCCACATCAGGTCGTAGACGCCGATGCCGTACCGGCGGATCACGTCGTCGATGGCCCCGGCCAGCGTGATCGAGGCGGTAGGCGAAAAGCCGGTGTAGAACCCCCGGGCGCCTCCTCCGATGATCTGTTCTTTCGTGGGGTCGGACGACGCCCGGACCACCTCGGTATCGGCGATGGTCGGGGGCATCGTTCGTCCTCACTGGGTCGTCAGCGTCTGCCCCCGACGTAGGGGGCCACGATCGGGGTCTTCTCGCCGCCGGCCGAGAATCCGGCGGACCTCGCGGGCTCGGGCAGCATGGCTAATCCGACGGCATCGCCCTTGTCCGTGGATCTTGCCAACTCGCCGCGAATCTCGCTTTTAGAGCGGATCTTGATTCCGCGAGGCGTGATCTCATAGGAGAGCGATGTCAGGTCGGCACGCAATTCGGGGTCGGGCGGTAGATCGATCAGCGAATCGGGATACTCTGGGTCGAGTGCTTCGCGGATTCGCCAGAACATCTCGGCCCGTTGGTTGATCATGCCGAACTTTGTCGATCGATCTCGGAATTCCGAAGGCATCGCAACGTTAACCGCGTAGGCGTCAATGTTGTGCTCTTGGAGCTTTTCGGCGCAAGCTGCACCGTAGCCAATCGCGTCCACGTTGATGTGAGCCGGGGGCAGCCATGCGTCTACCACTAAGGTCGCAGCCGCATTTCCTGTCGGCGTCTCCTTTCCAGGGTAGGAGAGGAGTTCGTCGAACCAGTGGTCGTGACGCCTGGCGATCGTGGTCTTATCCTTGCCGCCGTGAGCCACGTCGTTGCCGACTGCGGTCATCGGAGTGCGACGCATCTCGCTGGCATTCCTTGCAAGCCACCGATCGTTGGATAGCTCGATCCACCGCGATGGGATGAGCTGCCAGGCATCTTCCTTGAGTCCCGCCACGAAGTCGCCGTAAAGCAACTGAGATCGCAGCGGCTCCGGCATCCCCTGTAACTGCTGGACGTAATTCGTCGCCATGTAGACCGGGTTGTCGGTCACCTTGGCGGGAACGAATGTCCTGGACAAAGGCGTGACAGTCTCGGCCCCATTCCTGAATGGCTCGCCGTCAGGCCGCTCAATGTCGCGGTATCCGTCCCTGGCTTCCGGATCGGGAATCGTTGCATACCAGCGAAGCTCGCCCGGGACGGCTGGGTTCGGATGATTTGGATCGAGCCAAGGAGCGAAGTAGGACAGGACCCATTCACCCTCCTTCGTATCGGGAGGATTGAAGGTAAGCACCGTCTGGCACCGTTGCCCGATCTTGGCTGTTCGATTCCAGCCCATCAGGAAGCGGACGAGTAATTCGTTCCACTCGGTTGCTTCGTCAATCGCGATAAGATCGTGCGGGCGGCCTCGATACTTCCGCTTGTCCTTGTCGAACTGGACGTAGCCAAGCTCGATGAAACGTCCAACCTCGTCGAACTTCCAGACCTTATGGACCTGATTAAACGTCGCGAGGCCGTTGAAGATCTCCTCGCCACGCTCAATGATCCCACTGAACTGGGTGCTTTCGCGGCGGAAGATGATCGCCTTCTGGTGTTGAGTCAGAGCCTTCCCGAGGATGAAGTCCGTTTTCCCGCCGCCCGCTGCACCGCCATACCCAATGACGTTTGCTAACGAGTTGTAGGCCATCGACTGAGGGCCCGGAAAGGGCCGCCAAGCGTTCTCGGACGCTTCCTCGTACTCAGCGAGCTTGATCTTCGCGTACGCTAGCTTTTCCTTTGAGGTAAGCCCGGCACTCTTCGGGCGTCGCCTTTTCCACGTCGAAGCCATCGTCTGAATCCTCGGCCCCGGTCGCCCGATTCACGGCCTCGCTGCGGACCGCCGAAGCGTCCTTCCACGCCGCCGCGACCGTCCGCAGGTCCTTCGGCTCGAGCCTGTCCAGGTCGATCGAGCGGAACCGGCGGTAGAACCGGCTGCCGACCTCGAAGTCCTCTTCGAGGATCTGATACCGACGCTCGGCCCAGATCTTCGCCTGGGCGGCGGCGATGGCCCGCTGCTCCTCGGTGATGTCCTGATGCGTGTATTCGTCGTAGGCCGCGGCCCGCTCATCCCAGTTGTGCAGGCTCGACCACTTGTAGACGGGGGGAGTGCGGCGGTCACCCTTGAGCGTCTGGAGGTACTCGATCGTCCCGACCATCGAGCGGATCGGGCCCTGCTGGAAGTAGTACCGGAACGCCGCGTAGGCCGCGCTCGGCTCTCCGGGTTGTCGGAGCCACGGCGGTCGCTGGTCGTCCATCGGGGCCTCAGTCGTCTCTCGGTTCGAGCCCGATGTGCCGGGCCCGCGGTGCGATGCCGTGCCTCTTGAGCTTGCGGCGGTCCTGGATGTCGGCCACGACCCGGAATCCGAGCTGCATGAGCGTCCTGGCCACGATCGGGCCGGTCGATATCGGGATCAGCAGCATCGCTGAGTACGCGACATTCATGGGGTCGGTCCCTCGGGCTTCGGATCGCGCAGCGTCGCCATCTCCGCGTTGGTCTCGATCAGGGCGGGGGCGATCGTGACGTGGCCGGCCGCCTCGGCGAGTTCGGTGATCGCCTTGGACTGCGTGTTGACCGCCCGCCGCGTCTCCCCGATCTTCTCGTGGTCGAGCATGGCGTTGAGCTTCACATTGTTGACCTCGCCGGCCAGCGTGTGCGTGCGTTCGCGGAGCATGCGGATCGTGTCGCGGAGTTCCTCGATCACGTCGGCCTGAGAGTCGATCCGGGCCAGGTGCGTCTCGATCAGGTCGTCCTTGGCCGCGAGCTTGGCATTCGTGTCCTGGAGCGTCTCCCGCAGGGCCGCCAGCTGGCCCCCGAGCGTCCGAGAGAGCATCTCGTCGCGGTCCTTGCGATACTTCAGCCAGGCGGGGCCGAGGTTGTTGATCGCGTAGACGGCGGCGGTCGTCAGCGCGATGGCCAGCGCCGAGACGCCCGCCGCCAGTGCCGTGGCGTTGGCCGAATCGACGCTCCCGAGGATGACGCTGCCGCCAAATAAAGCATAACAGAGCTTCGATGCGGCCTCTCGGTGTGGCATGAGTCACCTCGTCGTGAGAGGGGAGTCTGGCCCGCCTCGGAGACGGCGAGCCGTCCGAACGACGAGAAGCCCGATGGTCCACGGTTACAGCAGCTGATTGATCTTGGAGATCACGTAGTTGCTCAACTCGATCGTGCTGATCCCCGGCACGCGGTCGGCGATGGCCGAGATCAGCATCGGGACGAGCGTGATGGCCAGTTGCTTGGCCAGTTGCTTGGGGTCGAACAGCCCGGCGCCGAAGGTCTGCGGCCCCTCGTCGGTCGCGGGATGGCGGCCCGGCTGGTAGCTCTCGAAGACCTGGTTGGCGGAGGTGTTGACCGCGGCGACGGCGGCGTGGGCGATCTCGTCGCCGAGCTGCTGGAACTGGGCGTCATTGGTCGGGTCGAAGGTCATGGGAGGCTCCTTACCACGAGTTGTCGTAGATCAGTTTGGGCGTGGACCAGTCCCCGGCGTCGTTGAAGACGACGGCCTCGGACGTGCCGTTGGTGAGCAGGTTCCCCTCGAATTCGCGGCGGAACTCGTCGATCCGCACGTAGCCGAGCGGGCGGGGATACTTGCCGGCCTTGCATCCTGCAACGTCGCCCCAGCCGGCGTTGTCCCACGAGTTGTCGATCCAGATGACCCCGCCCTGGAAGTCGAGGTCGTAATCGACGAGCAGGTAGGCGTGCCCGCCGACGACGCGGCCGTTCCAGCGGAACCCGCCGTCGGGGCCCGTGTTCATCATCCCCGAGGGAATCCGCGTCCCGACGTCCACCGTGCGGCCCGTGGCCAGGGCGTCGAGGATCGCGTCCCACGACGTCAGCAGGGCCTTGTCCTTGACGATGTACGTCTTGCGGTCCTTCTCGGCGTCGGCGGAGAGCCGGACGTTGTCGCTGTAACGCTTGTAGTTCTCGGTGGTGGCCGGGTAGTAGTCGTAGCGGACCAGCCCCCCGTCGGCGTCGGAGATCGACTCGGCGCAGTGCGAGACGATGGCCCCCTCGCCGCCGAGCCTCAGCCCACGGGAGCGGCTGTAGAGACGGGCCTGGAGGTACATGGCCAGCGGGGAGATCGGCACGCCCTCGCGGGGCGGGCTGTTGGGGTTCTTGTCGGCCGGCAACCGCGTCAGGTGCTCGATCGCGTGTGCGGCTGCCTCCCCGACGCAACACCCAATCAATTGACCTGCATATCTTGGTAGAAGGAACTTCGCGTTGTTCGTCTTGCGGGGCCGCTCGCCCATGAACAACTGCGGGGCGACGGGCATGCTGGCCGCGATGGCTTCCCAGTTGGCTTCCGTGGCCTCGGTGTCGCGGCCGAGATGGATTTCCGTGCTCATTGGTACGCCTCCACCGCGTCCGCGATCTTCAGCCACTCGGCCCGGTACTGCGGCAGGGTCAGCACGAGCATGGCCCGGTTGGATTCGTCCAGGCCCGCCTTGATGGCGTCGCGGAACGGCAGCCAGGCGTCGTAGTTGTTGCCCAGCGCCTGCCGCACGGACTCGCGGTTGGCCTCCAGGAAGGCCGGCACGTTGCTCACGTCCTGCCTCGCGGCCAGTGCCCGGATCCACGGGGCCAGGGCCTTGGCGCAGGCGACCTTGTGGTCCTTGGGCTGTCCCACCTGGTCGATCCCGTCCCTGACGATGCCCAGCCAGGCGTTCGTCGGCGTCGGGTTGGGAGCGGGCCCCGGATTCGGCGGGGCGGGCGTGGGCGTCGGGCTGGGAGTCGGATTGGGGGCAGGTCCGGGCGTCGGCGTGGGTGCAGGCGGCGTGACGCCCTCGGGCTCGACCTTCAGCCGCACGATCAGGACGTCGGCCTCGGCGGTGTCCGACCCCTCGGGCTTGCCCTTGGCGATCAGCGCGAAGTCGAACGTGCCCGGCCGCTCCGACGTGTAGGCCAGCACGGCGTTGGCCTTGCCGTTCTGGTCGAACAGGATCACCTGCCCGCCGGGGTCGGCCGCCTGCCCCTCGATGCGGTTCTCGCCGGGGTTGCCCAGCGGGAGCCACTTGAGCGGGTACTGGGCGTCGAAGGCCGACGTGCTGGCGTTCAGGAAGACGGTCCGCCCGACCTTGGTGGACGTCGGGCCGACGATGACCGCCTTCGGCTCGACCGCCCACGCGGGGGATGCGAGCAAGACGAGGCCGACCGTTGCGATGCGAGCCAGCCTCATCACTCGACCTCCGAGATTGATCGGTAAAACGCGGGCTCGAACTCGACCGGCTCCGCCCTGAGCAGTTCCGGGAGTTTCATGAAGTTCTGCTGGAGCCACGCGATGATGAACGGGAATAGGGCCGCGAAGATCTGGAGGATGAGGAACAGCGGCACCGCGTTGACGAGTCGAGGGCGATCGGACCGGCCCGACTTCCACGCGACCCGGAGCGACGGGAGCATGGCCTTGACCGCGTCCCTGACCGGCGAGGACGAGCCGGAGCCGCCCGCCACCAGCGGGACGAGGTTGCCCCGGTCGTCGGCGATCAGGATCGTCCCGGGGGCGTAGGCGGGCCCGGCCTGGACCGCGAACTCATCGGTATCCGGCACGCTGGCACCGCCCATGTTCGGACCCTCGGATTGGTTCGGGGACACGGCGGGCCCTCGTCAGGCGATCGGCCGGGCGAGCATCCGCTTGACCGCCGGCCGCTTCCTCGCGGCCTCGATGCACCGATAAACATGCTGTCGCGTGATGCCCTCCCGATCGGCCACTTCGCGGACCGTCAGGCGTCCGGTGAGCTCCACGTCGCGGAACACTCGGAGATCGCGCGCGAGGATTCGTTCTTTGTTGGCGGTCACGGGCGGATTCCCCACCTGGACAAAACGCGGTATCCTGCAATACTAGGTATCATCTCCTCACATTGCGATGGGTCATCCGCCGCAAGTCGTTGATGGGTCGGGACAAGAAAAATCCGGGTTGTCACATTTCCGGGGCCAGCCATGCACGCGACCGTCACCGAGGCCGAGATTGCCCAGTTCGCGGACGCCTTGTTGGGCCTGCCGATCGTGCCCCTGGTCTCCGACGTGGCGAGGGCGACGGGGTGGTCCCCGGCCTACCTGGAATCGGTGATCGACGCGGCCGAGTCGTCGGGCTGGGCCCAGCGGTGGGACGAGTGCCCGGACGGCCCCTCGGTCGTGATGGGGGTCGCCGCCGTGTCGTCGCTGGGGCTCTCGATGCAGGGGGGCCGCTGGGTGAAGGAGGGCGAGGGCAGGCCGGCGAGGGAGCGGGCGGGGCGGGGCAGGGAGGTCGTGGCCACGGACCTGGTGGCCGACAACGCGTGGGACTTCCTCGACTCATTCCCGTCCGACGTCGCCGATGCCGCCACGATCGCCGTCACGGCCGAGGATGAGGCCGAGTTCTACCGCGAGGACGAGGCCATCGGTCAGGCCGAGCGTGACGCGTGGGACGAGGCCGAGCGACTGGCGAGAGCCCGGTTCGTGCCGGCACACACCAACCTGATCGGCGGCGGGATGGCGTGGTACTTCGACGATCGACAGGTGGGGACGGAGCGGAAGTGCTTCCGGCGGGACGTGCGGTGGGGCCAGATGCGGGAGCGGGGCGTGGTGCTGGAGTACCCGGTCAAGGCGAAGGCTTGCCCTGGGTGCGGCGGGGTCAGGCGGGCGGGGGTGTTTTGCCTGCGGTGTTCGGGGTGAGCACTTCGAAATAGCAAGAGCCACCCGAGGGCGGCTCTGCTGCTCAGCCACCGAAGCGACTGAGGGGGTATCGAATTCGACGGTCCGTGGAAGGCGGGCCGGTCGTGTATTGCATCGAAGTCGAGCCGTTGATTTCCGCGAGCAATCAGGCTTCGGGTGTTTTCAGGTGTCGAGTGAGTTCAGGGTGGCCGCTCGCATCCGATCCCCGGGAAATCCGGTTCCCCATTCTCAACGCAAGAAGGGGACGCGTCGCTTTTAAGGTGTGTCTTGAACCGAAGGGTTGACCTACGGTCGAGTGTCAGGGGTGGGAATCGAACCCACTTCCTCCAGTTTATGAGACTGGCGAGCAACCGGCACTCTTCCCTGGCAATCCAAATATAGGTGGCCCTCGTCGGTTGTCAAGGGCGATTCTGTTGATCGGTTCTAGCGTCGCCGTAAGACATCCCAGTCCTCGTCATCATCGAGCCAAGGATCTCGGCCCAAGGCTTCGTAATTGGCCTTGATGGAGTCTAGGAGCCTCTCACGAATTTCGCGACGCGGCATTCGCTTGGCGATCTCCCGCCGCCGGTGCTCGCTCTCCAAGCCGCTGTAGTCTGACATCTTCGTCGGGGTTAACCCCAGATCCATCGCCCTTTGGACGTCTCCGCGAGTTGCCGGATAGCTTCAGGGATCTCAGGCTGGCCAGGACGATACCTGGTGAGGCGAGTGACCCGGAAGGACACCAGTGTCCAGTCGGAGATATCCCAAGTGGCTAGCCCCTCCAGGCCGATATCTTCGCCGAGTAAGTCGTTCCGGATAGCCTCATCGAGAATTGCCTGGGAGATGGTGAGCGACATGATGTGACCGTCTCGATATTCGATGTGAAGTATCGGCGGGACATGCCGCAGACTGAGGAGGCTGGCGTAGATTGTTGTCCCGCCCGACACGACCTTCCGCATTTTCGCTGACCGTCTCTTTCCCTTCATCCCGTCGCCTCCCCGTCACCCACCGCCAGCCGAAACACCCGCTCCAAAAACCGCTCCGCCTTCTCCCCGAACCCCGGTGCCGACGAATCCCGAGGCCCGCCCACATTCAAACACCCGATCCCATTCGCCGCAATCCACTCGGCCACGTCCCGGGGCGTCACGTCGTTCTCGCCCTCGATCGCCAGTTTCCACGGCTTGCCCGACCGCATGGCCTCGTCCACCGTCAGTTTCGTCCCCCGGCTGATCTTATTGGTCGTCAGGATCAGCGTCCCGTCCGCCTCCAGGACGTTCGCCCGCGTGCGGGGCGGATACTTGGGCGACTCGTGCTCGGCCAGGCCGAAGGAGCGGAGCAGGGCGGGGGCGGGCCCGTCTTCGGTGAGGTAACCGGCAGGGGCCCATCCGCCGGTCTGGAGTCCGACTAGCCGAGCGGCCTTGAGTGCGGCTTGATCGACGCCGGTTTGGCCTCCAGAGATGATGCGGTGGAGGGGCATATCACGCCTCAACGAAAAGAGGGCCGCACCCGATTCGATCCGGGGCGGCCCTCGATGGGATCATCGTACGTCAATCAAAAAGTGGGGAATCCCATTTCCCCTGACTCATGGCCACATAGGACGTTGGCGCGTGGCTGCTTATATGGAAGCTCTTGAGAATCCCAACCCCTTTATGCGCGCCACCGGCATCGTCCAGTGTGATCATGAAGTCTTCCCCGACTACCCCTGGTACAAGTTGCTCGCTTTGCAGGCCGAAGGACACGGAAATACCTCGCAGACCGCCGCTAGAGTGATCGCTGATAGTCCATCGTCCGATTTGCGCGACCTCAGCCTTCGGATTAGTGAGGCTTGCAACCGTGCCGCCGAATCCGCTCGATCCCATCCCGCACCTCGTTTGGCTTTGTCCGTTCCCGTGGATGCCATCACGCCGTGTGAATACTATCCCTCGATAAACCAATGTCCAGCAGACGTGGGAAAATTTATGCCTGGGCCGGGCCGGAAAGGCATTCAGCCCGCCCAGGCTGGCGGCGATCTGGACCGGGGCCGGGGTGATGAGCCCCGGCTGGCCCTCGCGGCAACGACTCGTCCGCCTCGGCGTTGTCCGCTGTGTATTGGTGGATCAGTGGATCGCGACGCTGCCGTGGATAGCTTCAAGGTATCGCTTGGTCTCGCGAACGACCTTGCGGCAGCATTCGGCGCACTCTGAATTCCCGTCGGCGGCAGTGTTTTGAATCAGATGCCCTGCTTCAAATTCGATGTTTTTTGCACGATGCAGCTGAACACGGTCGTAGTGGTCTCGGGTTCGTGCGGAAGGCTTTAACCCATTCCGCTTCTTGAATTCCGAGGGGGTGAATCCAGTCGCGCCGAGGCTGACGGTCCGCGAAACCTCCGCATAGCCGTTATCATGCTTCCCATTGTTCTTGACGTTATGGTTGCTCAGGACTTGGGTGAAGTGGTTTCGCTCGTCAATCCCCTCAACCCGCTCCTTGATCCAGGCTGGATCGTACCCCTTCCGCTTGTAGCCCTGGATCCCCCTCTCCACCTTCAAGCCGGGGTCAGCTTCCTCCCTGCACCACTCTCGATAGGCAGAGTTGACGTGCTGGTGGAACTCGGGGCTGAGATACTTGCCGTAGGCAAGGGCAATCTGCCAGTGAGCGAAGGTTCCCCCGTTGCGGCCTGGGGTTACGGCGAAAAGGTACCCAGGGCGTACCTTTTGTTTCTCCGCAACCGAGGCGACGAAATCGGCGGTCTCATCGATCTGACGCCAGTGTGCAACCTTCTTTGTGGCGGGCTTTCCCGCCGCCTTCCACATGTCCGTCAGAGAGACGAGGCGGTTGTCGTTAAACAGTACGTCAGCGCCTTCGTAGGTGAAGGCAACCTCCCCACGCATCTTCTTCGCCGGCATCCCCATCATACTGTGATCTCCTGGTGCAAGGACCAAACTCGCTCCGTCACCACCCGCATAGAACAGATAGGCTGACTCTCGTTGGTTTCTCTATGGGACTTTGGATGTTTTTCGAGAAATCCCAACAGCCCTTGCCTTTCCGAGCGAAACCTTGAATCATCGCCCGCCATTGCTGATTTCGGACCCGCCTAGCATTCGTGTTGTCTCCTCGCAACATCCTTGGTCTACCGTATATTCGGTTTGTGGACCTAGGTGTGTTGAGCGCTCGCCCAAAACCTGTCGGTCGCAAGCGTCCAGAACTTAAATTTTCCCTCCACCCCACTACACGCCGCACAACCTTTCGTCTCAATCCGCCATTCCTCGCAGCCCCCGATTCCGCCCGTCGTGATAGATCCGAGCCAGCTTCGGCATCCACGTCGCCGCCATGGACTTCGACCTCCGCCCCGACGCCTCGTGCTCCGCCCGGATCTCGGCGCACGCGGCGGCGATCTCGTCGGGGGTCGGGCGATAACCGACCTCTTCCGGCTCGGATGGCTTCGGCTCGGGCTCGGGCCTCAGTCTCAGGTCCCGCCCCGTCGGCCAGTCCGACGGGAGGATCTGGTCGGTGGCGAGCATGTGCTTCCTGATCCGGCTCAGGGAGGTCGCCGACAGGCCGAGTACCCCTCGCAGGTACGCGTGGACCTGGACCTCCCGCTGGCGGCAGGCGTCGTCCAGGTGGTCGAGCACGCGTTCGCAGTCGGCCTTCAACGCGACCGATGCGGAATTTTCGACCTTCGTGGACACCCATCGCCTCGGGTCGATCTTCCCGCGTTTCAGGAGGCGATATCGCATCCTCTGGACGAAGACGAACTCCATCCCCGTCCGTTCGACGATCGTCCGCGAGTCGAACCGGCTACCGCCGGACGCGAGTGCCTCGTACGCCTCGAACAGCCGGCGGATTTGGGGAGAACGCGACGCGGCCCCGGCCCTGGGGCGAGAGCCGACCGTCGGGAGCCAGATCGCGGGGTCGATCTTGCCCCGCCTCAGGAGATCCTGGCGCACCTTGGTGACGATCAGGGATTCCAGGCCCGTCCGCCCGACGACCTCCCCGGACCGGAACGTCGGCACCTCCATGGCGAGGGCCCGGTAGGCTTCGCGGACTATCTCCGTGTTCGTCTTCGCCTTCGCAATCATCAGTTGGCCTCCCTCGGCTTCACGCGGAACACCTCGACCACGTACCGCCCCTGCCGCTCGGTGTGCCGCACGGCGAACCCCGGCATCCCATAGAACGACGCCAGCATGTGGGCCGCGACGCCGTCCGCCCGCCGCCGGGCGTAGGCCGACGACTGCGAGTCGAGGTAGCCCTCCGGCGGGATCACGCGGAAGCCGATCGCGGCGTAGTCGTGCGACCACTGCTCGTCGTGCTCGGGCGAGAGGTTGACGACGCCGAACTTGCCGGGCGAGTCGAACATGCGGGCGAGTGCCCAGCGGACGACGCGGTCGACGTGCAGGTGGATCTTGGGCTCGACTGCGGTGGCGGTGGTCATGCGTTGGTCCCCTTGCGTTCCCGGATCGAATGGATTGCGATGATGAGTCCGATGAACATCAGCAGGGCGGCGATGATCGTGAGTGCGTCGTCAGCCTGGTCGGGTGTCATACCCCCACCTCCTGCGGCACCCGATCGAACGCGAACATTAGTTGATCCTTATACGCCGTCGCCACCTCGCGGAACGAAACCACCTCCGGGGCCGCCTGCCCATGCCGGGCCGCCACCTCGCGGAAGCCGCCGAGCTGCCAGTCGTGCAGCCGCATCTTCAAGACCGGCCGGCCCGCGTCGTCGGACTTGGGGAACCCCTCCTTGTCCCTGACGATCTCCAGGTGCGTCAGTTCGTGGTCGAGCAGGGCGATGCGGCCCGCGAAGTCCAGTTCCCGCCAGTGCAGGGCGTCCAGCGTGATCAGGGCATCGGCCATCCCGCCGATCCGCTCCTGCACGGTGGTCTTCCGGACGGTCGCGTGGCAGGGCCAGCCGTTGAGCTTGAGCGGGCGGGGGACTCGGCCTTCCTTCTCGGCCTTGACCGCTTCCTTCTCGCTGGGCTCGCACATCTGGGCGGCGACGATGACCTCGTGGGACGCCAGCTCGGGATGGTAGGCGTCGATCGTGCGGTTGATCAGGTCGATAGTATCGGCGTCGGCGTGGGAGTAGGCGGGCATGGTCAGGCTCCATAGGTCTGCTTCAACTTTTCGCGATACGCATCGAAGGACTCTCTGCTCTCTGGCGTCATGTCGTTCATGAACTCCAGCATGTTCACGCGAGAAGAGAGGTTGTCGATGTCCCTCCTGACGACCCAAAGGGCGTACCATTGAGCGAGCAATGTTGCCGAGAAGCACGCCGCGACGAACACGAAAAGCAGATACTGGTACGCCGTCATCACACCACCTTCCTTTCATCCCTCAGTTGCCCGATCCGTTCCGCCCAGGCCGCATTGAGTTCGGCCACCCCGAACCGCTCGATCCCTTCTTGCGGCGGCTCCGACGCGTGGGCCATGTACCCATAGGGGATGCCCGCCAGGTCGGGGTACGCCTGCCGCCCGTCCCGGCCCCGCGTCTCGCCGTCGCTCAGCCCCAGCCGGACGAGGGCCTGCCGGTAGTTGACGCCCTCCACCTGGGAGAGCAGGTCGAAGCACCCGTTGCCCATGTCGAGGGTGGAGAGATCGACCCGGCCGGGCCAGCCGGGCCGCTTGTTGTCGAGGTATAGGACGCCCCGGTCGACACATTGGGCGAGAGTCTCGATCACGCCCCGTCCTCCTCGAAGATCACGTCCGAGCACAGCCCGATGACCTGCTTCACCGCCTCGCCGTACCCCTTCGCCAGCTCGGTCTCGACTTCGAGGCACTGGAGGTTCTGGCCGGGGCACTGTCCCGCGATCGAGGCGAACACCGCCGCCCGAGTCCGCGTGATCTGGTTAGCGATCGCCAGGCTGGGCAGGCCCGCGTGGAATGCGACGGCAATGGCCGCGTCGAGGATGGCGAGGGCCTCGTCCTTGCGTCGCCCCCGCTCAGTGGTGTCGTGGTCCGTGCATGCGTCGGCGACGATCGGCTGGTCACTCATGCTGTCTCCCCTGGAAATGTTCACCGAACTGCGAATGATTCATTGCCTCACCTCAACGACCGACGCTCAGGCCGCACCGTCCCCCTGGGCCTGTTCGCTGTTCTCGCGGGCAACCCGGTCGATCTCCCGCCGGACTTCCTCCCGATCCACCCGGATGTGGGCCGGCGCGTCGATGCCGATCCGGACGACCTTCCGGCGGCAGTTGATCTCCGTCACGGTGATGGTGATGTCGTCGCCAATCTTGATGCGTTCGCTCTCGGCTCGGGCCAGGACGAGCATAGGATTACTCCGTTCAGATGAGGTGGGCGAGGCCGTGTTGGGTGAGGATGCGTTCGGTCGCCCGTTTGGAGTAGGCTTCCACCCACTTGACGTAGGGCTTCACGAAGAACTGCCAGTAGATGTCGAAGCTCGCCTCAAGCTCCGAACTGCCGGCGTACATCATGACGAGCGTGGCCGCGATGGCATCGAACTTCCGCTCGATGTTCTCGACGGTTTCCAGGAAGTTCATGGGGGATTCGTCCACTGGCTTACTCCGTTGGGGTGAGTGCTTCGATCAGTCCTCGGGCGACGGCGCGGCGGTAGGCTTCGGCCAGCCCGGGGATACTCAAATTCTTCTCGATGCCAGCGAAGAGCACCGCCGACCTGTAATTGCTGCCTTCGTTTCCGTAACGGGCGAGCACCGCACCACCCATCTCGTCCTTGTCGCAGAAATAGAGGTCGTGTCCGTTGAAGCAGCCAAGGAACGTGCAGCATGCCGAATCGTGCTCCCACCTAGGCTTACCCAGAAGTCCCCTCGCCTCGGCCCGCGTCCTCGCCTCTTGCAGGGCGTCGTGGCTGTCGCCGCTCAGTTGGTCGGGGGTCGTCGCGTGGAAGTCGCAGCGGTCCTCGCCGAACCTCGCAAAGAGCACGCAGAGCGGAGTGTGGTCGCGGTATGCATAGAGGTCGTACTTGCCGCCCACGGTGTCATAGCGGCCGAGGAATGTGATGCCGTTGTCGCTGGTGAAGCCCGTCGTCCAGCGGGGGGACTCGCCGTCGTCGTCGTCAGCCTTGGTCTCGGACGGGATCAGCCCCTTCGCAATCGCCCGCTGCTTGGCCTCCCAGAGCGACGGATCGGCATCCTTGTTGTCGATCTCCCTGACGTTCTTCGATCGCGTGTAGCCCGTCCACTCGCCCCACCTTACGAGCACTCGCCAGGACTCGCCTTCCGATAGCCGGAACGCGTAGAGGTCTTGGTAGCCATCGCGCCCATCAAGCCATCCCAGGAACACGGATTCGATGCCATCGGCGAACGACTGGGGCCAGCGGGGGGAGTCGGTATCTCCCTGCGGGCCGGGAGCCGGGGGCTTGGGCCTCGTTTTCTTGATCCGAGCCACCTCCTCAGCTATCTTCCGGTTTAACTTCTCATGCATACGCTCACTCGCTTGCTCATGCTCGGCCTCCCACCAGTTCGGGAGATTGAGCCTGTCCTTGCCAGACTCCTCCAGCCTCACCCGGTGCATCCCCAGCCCGGCATCCCAGCCGTACTCCGCGCTGAACCCGGACCACAGGTGCCAGCCCCGCTGGACCATCGCGGCGAAGTCTTCGGGCTTGATGTAGATCTCGAATGCTTTGGTCATCAGTCCGTGTCCCCTTCGCATGTGCTGGGGTCGGCGATCCACCATTCACCGTCCAGTTTGCACAGATACCAATGGTGCTTGAACAGTTTCACGCGAGGCTCGTCGTCGAGTCCGAACGGCTCCCTGACAACCACGACGTGGCCGCCTCGATCCTCCGCGAGATACGCACCCGCCTCCTGCTTGATCCGCTTGATGATCCGGAGCGGCCGAGTAACATCCCCGATATCGTCGTCGGGCAGGTCCAACCGCTTGCATAGGTCGCGGTACAGGTCGTGCATGATCTCGAAGCGGTCTTCCGGCATCGAGTTCAGGGCACCGTGAAGACGGATGCACACCGTTTCGAGACTCACCCCATTCGCCATAGCCTCGACTCTCCGGCGGAAGGTTTCGGGAAGGTGTGGATTCTCTCGATACTTGTCGAAGGCTTTGCTCATGCGGTGAATGCCCTATATGCGAGGTAGCCGATTGACCAGAGCATCCAGAACACTTGGCCCCAGAACAGGAACGATAGCCAGATTTGAACGCTCACTTTCGGCTTCGGTGTCGAACTGCTGGCGACGGAGTGAAGCATTCCGACGAGGGTGAACCCAGCCTGGATCAACCCGACTGCGGCGATAGATAGCGGAAGATCGCTCATCCTTCCTCCCCGAACCGGAACATCATCGTCTCGCCCCCGGCCGGCTTCCTCGGCTCCGCCTTGCGGGGCGGCTTCGGCTTCGGCTCGGTCGTCTTGGGCTCGGTCCGCACGATGCCCAACAGGCGGTCGGTGTAGATGCGTTTCATGGCTCCCATGTCAGGTGGCCTCCGATGCGACGGGCTGGGGGAATTCTCTGACGCGGAGATCGCTCGGCCATTCGTCCGGGTCGCCGCCATGGTTGTCCCTGGCCCCGTTCTCGCGGGCCCAGACGGTGCCGAGCTGCTTGACGAAGACCGGAACCCCGGCCGCCCGGCACTGATCGACGATCGAGCGAATCCATCCGAGGTCGCAGCGGCGAGCTTTGGGGCCGGACTCGCCGCCGACGATCACCCAGTTGATTAAGGGGCCAGACCAGGACTCGCCGCATTCCCACTCGGGATGCCAATCTCTGCCGCTCAGGCAGTCGCGGTAGAAACCTTCCTCGCCCCCTTCTCCGGGTTCTCCTACGCAGTTAAGAGCGTTGAGATTGACCGGGCCAAGCAGCGGCTCCATCGACAACCAGCGAATCGGGGCAGGGGTCTTCAGCAGGATCGGGATCCGCTTGTCGGCCTGCTCCTGATTCTCGGTCGTGGTGCCGAGCCAGTAATTCGTCAGCGGGGAGTTGATGAAACCCATCTCCCAGAGCAACCGGGCCGCGTTCTCGATCCGCTTCGTTAGGAGGAGCCAATCAAGGTGCGGGGTATCCCAGACCAATTCACAGAGGTGCTCGCGCACGTCTCGCATGGTCATCAGGCGGCAGCCCTCCCCGAGGCCGGTCGAGGGGATCGGGGAGTTCGAGATCGAGCCTTTGCACCACCAGTAAGGCAAGCCTTTGTGGCTCACCATGGGCCCATCCCAGTCCTCGAACACGTCGGCCATCGAGGCGCAGAACACGCGACGCCGTTCGCCCGCCATGCGAGCTTCCTTGTTCCACTTCAGCGGTTCCTTCCACTTCGCCTCGCTGGCGAAAACCCGCGTCCCGTTGTCGCCCCAGATGCCGAGCACGGCGGGATTCCGTTTGGCCATCGTGTCGGCATAACAGTGGGTACATCCGTCGCTGATCTTCGTGCAGCCCCGCCAGGGATTGAACGTGTCGTGCGCCCACTGGATCTTGGTGGCCTCTCCCATGTCACGCCCCCTTCCGCTTCGCCCGCCCCGAGATCTCCCCGATCACCGACGTCAGCTCCTTCAACCGGCCCCGCTGGATCGAGTAATAATTGTGCTTCCCCTCACGCCGCGACCCCACCAGCCCCGACACCCGCAGCAGGGCGAGGTGGTGGCTCACCGCCGGCTGGCTCTGCCCGAGGTGCCCGCAGATCTCCGTCACGTTCTTCTCGCCGTCCTTCAGGAAGACCAGCGTCCTCAGCCGCGTCTCGTCGGAGAGGAGTTTCATGGCGCCGGCCTGGTCCGCGATCGTGTTCGTGGCTCCGGTCATATCGATTTCCGATCCATAACGAGGTGAGGAGATGTTACCCGCCCTCCAATCAATACCGCCTTGTCCCTCCGATGTCAAGCGGGGCGGCCGGAAATCGTGTTTCGCCCCGGAATCGCCGGGGTCGCGTGGCATCGGCGTCGATGCGAGGCGGGCCGAATGCGGGCCTGAGGACAGGGCAGGTGAGGCGAGGTGAGGGCAGATCTGCTCACCTCGGCCTAATCAGGCGTTCGCTCCAAGGGGCCTGGCGGGCTCGCTACGGCGTCAGGAAGGATAGGAGGCGGGATCTATCGGGTTTGGCGGCGGGATCGCGTCAGCGGGGCGGAGAGGGCCGTCCTTGGCCGTGCGGGGTGAGGAGGTCAGAACTGCTCGTCGGGATCGACGGAGAATCTGGTTGTCTCCTTGTCCCACCTCAGCCGCACGGTCCCGGTCTGCCCGCTGCGGTTCTTCGCGACGATCACCTCGGCGGTCCCGGGCATGTCGGTCGGGTCGTAGTATTCGGGACGGTGGAGTAGGATCACCTTGTCGGCGTCCTGCTCGATCGCGCCGCTGTTGTGGGCGAAGATCCCGCCGGCGACGAAATTGTGGATGCCCGGGACCCGAACGTCGAAGGTCTCGGCCTCGCCGTCGGGTTCGATCGAGACGATCTTGTCCCAGAGCACGTCCGCCGCCCCGACCGACTGCATCCCGCGGTGGCCGAGCCGGTCCGCCAGTTCGGCGAATCGGCCGGGGTGGATCTCCTTGCCCTGGCACCGGTAGCCGAGGCCCGACCAGGACAGTCCGGCCTCCCGCTTGGCCGACGAGATCATCGCGGTGGCCTCGATGGGCATCCGGTCGATGTGCGAGTTCTCGTCCATCATCCGGCACTCGTCGGCGGCGTACTCGAGTTGCTCGCCCTTCCGGCCGGGGAGGGCGAAGTGCTCCGAGAAGCGGATGACCTGCCTCGAGTCCGAGATCGAGAGCAACGCGATGTCCCGGGTCGATTTCGTGTTGCGGCCGGGCTTGCCGAGCACCGAGACAATCCGGAACCGGAGCAGGAGCATCTGCATCTGCTCCAGGAGCCGCATGCTCGTGGAACTAAACTTCAGGGCGTACCCGCCGTGCTTCCGCCTCGTCACGCACCCGTCGCCCGCCCAGAGCGTGGCCATGAACTCGGAGACGATCTCGTTCGGCGAGGAGAGCAGGGCATCCGGGATCGTCTTCCGGTGGCCCTTCTGGCCGTGAATCCCCAGCGACTTCAGCCACTCGATGACCGGGTTCCCGCCGGGGCCGCAATCCCTCCGGGTGAGTTCGATCTGCCTCGCCGGCCCCCGGCACGCATGGTCCTTCGCCTCGATCCCGAACCGATCCCTCGCGATCCGCTCGACCTCGGAGACCATCGCGGGGTCGGCCTTCACATACCCGACGCTCCGCTGCGGGAGATACGTGCCGTCGCTGATCAGGTAGCCCAGCAGCCTCGCCTCGTCGCGGTGCATCGGGTCGGCCGCCGACGATGGCTCGGGGAGGAATCGGGGCGAGGCGATCCGCTGGCCGACCCGGATTTCTTCCAGGGGCTTCCACCCGCCGATCGTCCGGAGGGGATGGTTCGCGGTGCAGCGGATCTGCCGGCCGGTGGCCGTCCTGACTCGGAACACGGGCTTGACCCCGGTGGACCAGAACGGCTCGGCCTTGGACGTCCCGACCTTCCACGGCCCCGACGATGCCCGATCGTCCAGTCCGTAGACCGACGGCCCGACGCCGGACGAGACGTACTCGCCGACGGTCCGGATACGACCGGTCCTCGAGCAGTAAATCGTCGTGTCGGCCGTGACGCACTCCCGTAAGTCCGACAGCTTCGGCCTCTTATCCGGGCGATCCTCGCTCTTGCGGTTCAACTGCGAGAGCGCCACGACTGGCAGGTTGAGTTCCTTGGCGAGGGCCTTCAACGACCGGGTGATCCGGGCGACCTCCTCCTGCCGGCTGGACCGATCGGAGTCCTCCTCGATCAATTGCAGATAGTCCACGATCACCGCCTTCAGCCCGCCCCGGCCGGCATGACGCCTGGCGGTCGCGGCGATCTGCTCCACGCTCCGGGCCGCGGTGTCGTCGATGTGGAGGGCCGAATCCGCCAGGTCCCGGTGGGCCTTGCCGAGCCTGTTTTCGTCCGAGTCGTTCAGGTACATCGGGTTCTTGAGTTTGTCGGCCATGACCTGGGAGCGGCCGCTCCACAGCCGGTCCGCCAATTCCTCGACCCCCATCTCCATGCTGAACATCAGCGTCGGGAGTCCCTGGTCTACGGCGAACGCCTCGGCAATCCGCATGGCGAACGCGGTCTTGCCCATCGCCGGCCTGGCCGCGACGATGATCAGTTGCTGATTCGCGAACCCGCCGATCAGTTCGTCGAGTTGGGGGAATCCGATCTTCAGCCCAGTCGCCTTGCCGAGGCGTCGCTCCTGGAGTCCGTTCCAGGCGATCTCCATGAACGCGGGGGCGTCATACACCCGGGAGGTCGCCCCGCGGTCCGCGATCTTGAGTAAACCGGAGAGGGCGTCCTGGACCTGGGCGTTGCTCGTGTCCTGCTGGGCGTAGGCCGCCGCAAGGACCTCGTTCGACCAGCGAATCAATTCCCGGCCGACCGCCTTCTGCCTCACGATCTCGGCGTTGTACCGGGCGTCCGCCGAGTGCGGCGTGTTCGCGGTGATCTCGGCCAGCGAGGCGAAGTCGGCGGCCTTGTCCTCGCCCTTCAGGGCTTCGGCGACCGACGCGATTGTGACCGGCTCGCCCTTCGACCAGAGCCCCTTGATCGCGGACCAGACTTCCCCGTGCCACGCCCGGAAGAAGTCCTCGGACCTGAGCACGTCGGCTACCTCGTCGATCGCCTCCCGGCTCATCAGGCACGCCCCGAGCACCTCGGCCTCGACGGCGACATTCGACGGCGGCATCTTGCCGGAAAGCGGATGATTGTTCCTGGGTTCGCGGCTCACAGTGGGCTCCCGTTGGCCTGGGCTTGGGCGAATCGTTTGGATATGGGGATGAACTCATTCAGGGATTTGTCATCCGAAGTCGGCCTGGGTCCCGGCTTGGACAGGGGCAGGACTCCCCGCTTCGACTGCGGGATGAACTCGAGCCTGTCGTCGTAGTCGTCCTCCGGCCCCGCGTCGGGCCCGCCCTTGCGGTCCCAGCCGTTCAGGATGGTCCGCAGGAGTTTGAAGCTGTGCGGGTACGCCTGCTGGGCCCAGAGCCGCTTGACGACCCTCACGAACCACTCGCTCGGCCACTGGCGGGCGTGGGCCCGGATGTCCAGCCCCAGCCGGTCGTTGATCCAGAGCTTCATCGCCAGGCCCCGGGCGAAGTCGACCCGCTCCCAGTCCGGCTCGTGTGGGCCGGGGTGGACGTCGGTCGGCCTGGGCAGCACCGCGGGGAAGTCGGGCACCTTCCTCGGCCCCTCCCCGATGGTCTCCCCGCCGCCGGCATCGCGCCCGCCCGCGAATTGGTGCGTAGCACCTCTTGTATTGAAGTCTTCTGAGTCTTCTGACGGGCGCGTTCCTATATAGTGGGACGACACAGCCGAGTGTGTCGTTGCGTCACACAGTTGTGTGTCGTTTTCCGGTCGAGCGTCACACAGTTGTGTGTCGCCGGATACGGGATTCTCGCTGGCATGCAGAACGTCACACAGTTGTGTGTCGGGGCCGCCCGATTTCCCGGTTTCGTCACCCTGGAGTGTGTCGTTTGGCTTCGACCGCCCCTTTTTCGTCACACAGTTGTGTGTCGTCTTGGTTTTCTTCGACGATGCCATCCCATCCCGTATAAACAATTGGAGTTGCCCTTCGGTGAACTGGGGCTGGCCGTCCAGGCCGATCCAGTCGTCGACATTCTTGTTGAAGAGGACCGTCCCGTCGGGCAATTCGATCATGATCCTGCGGGCGATCAGGGTCCGCTTCGCCTTGCTGATCCGCTGCTTGGGGCAGCCGAAGTCGCGGGCGATCTGGCTGCACGGCACCCGGAATGGGACGGGTTCGACCTCCGCATTCGGCCGCCGCTTCGACTCCACGTAGGGCTTCGTCCAACTCTCGTCGATCAGGCTGGCGATCAGGCACCCGTCGTATTTGCCTAGGTCGGCCGTCAGGAGCGGCCTGAGCAGGTCCTTGGTGATCCGGTGGAATGGATCCCCGTCGTTGATCTTCCCCCAGCGATAAGCCACGACCGGCCCCCTCAGTTTGCCAGGTTGACCTGGGCGATTTGATCGTCCGACAGGGCCGCCTGGCCGTCCGTCGCGAGCCACGAATAGACGTCCCGGTTGATCGCGTAGAGTCCGGCAGCGTCCCCGTGCAGGCTCAGGATGCCGCGGTCCCTGAGCCTGCGGATCGCCTCCGAGATCCGCTGCTTCGGCACGCCGTAATCCCGGGCGAGGCTGGATTGATTGACCATCGTGGCCCGCTGGACCTCCGGGTCGGTCTCCAGCAGCACCTTCGCCACGACGATCCACTCGTACTTCCCCAGCCCCAGGCAGGCCAGGGCGGTGAGGATGTCACGCCGGATGGGCCGGGTGGCCGGGCGTCTCGGCCCCGTCCTCGCCTGGATCCGCTGATAGGGCCACGCCACGACTCACCCCAATCTCGACTGATCCGGTGAGGTATCACAACCTCACCTCGGGTACAAATAAAAAAGAGGCGAGCCCTACAAGGGTATCGTACTGATCAAGGGATCGCCATGATTTCTGGCCCGATTGATCCGCCCGACCGCCGCATCACGCTGCGACGTGAGCATGGCCACCTGCGTCCGGTCGGGGTTCGACTTCGCCGTCTCGCGCCGGAGCAGGAGGTTGAGGTACTGGACGTGGGCCTGGAGTTGGTCGATGGTCATCGTCGGTGAGCCTCCTGAAACTTCACTTCCGCGTGATTCCTCAGCCTCTGGCCTCGCTTCACGAAGTAGACGTCGCCCGGCCCGAAGGGGATGACGCGATACCCGTTGGCCTTGGCGGTCGCCCGCATATCCACGGCACAGAGGCAGATTTCGCCATCGTCGTCGGCCGGGTCATAGTCGTCGATATAGTAGTCCTGCCGGTAGATGATCTTCGGTAGTGCCCTTTTGATCTCGCGTCGATTCGAGATTTCGCCGCCGTCCGGCATGTAGATGTCAGTGCACATCCTCGCCCCCCTCGCTTTCCAACTTGCGTTGTTCGGCCTCTAGCATCGCATAGAGCCAGGGCCAGATTTCCTCGATGAAGCACTCCCTATAGAGCAGGCATATCTCGAACTTCATCCACCTGAGCAGATGTCGAATCCAATCCGCCGCGAGGCTCATCCCCATCCGTCCTTCCCCCTCTTGTAGATCCCATCGACCCCGTCCAACGCCCCGCGGAACGTCCCCGCCTTGCCCTTGCCGTGGACCCCATGCGGCTCCAGGTCCACCGCCACCCAGGAATACCCGCCGGACGGGAGGGGGATCACCACGGCGACGAACGTGCCGGCGGTCGTCCGCCAGCCGCCGGGCCGCTCCTCCCAGTCCAGGGGCATGTCCGGGGGTGGTCTCATCGGCTGGTCGATCCGAACCCGCCCTCGCCCCGCTCGGTGGTCCGCCGTTCGAACGTCTCCCGGTCCACCTCGTTAGCCTCGTCGAAGGCCAGGTCCGCGATCAGGAGTTGCGTCAGGGGCTTGCCGTAGGGGACGTGGATGGTGTCCCGCTCGTAGATAAAAGAGGGCGAGACGTCGAGGTCCCCGGCCAGTCTCGCCATCAGGGCCTCCAGGAGGTCCCCGATCTGGAGGTTCTGGACGATCACCTCCAGCTCGCCGATGTACCCGTTGTCGATTCCCCCGGCGTGGACCACGAGCCCGGCATCCGCCCGGCCGGACTTGTCCCAGAACAGGCCGCTGGAATCGCGGGGCAGGGCGATCTTGATGCCCGTCTTGATCCGCTTCTTCTCGCCGGGTCGGAGCGTCACATCTCCGAGCGCGTAGATGTCTTGCCCGAGGTCTTTCTTGTGGGCCCGCTTCGGAGTGATCGCCCGATCGTCAATCTTGCAGAAGTCCATGAGAGCCTTTCTTGAAGGAGTTTCCGAACCCAAGCACTGTCGCGCGATCGAGTCGTTTCGTGTCAAGGACTTGCGTCGATCAAGCCCCCAAAATCGGCGTTTCCCGCCGCGCCGATCTCTCGCCATCCTCGCGCACCCGGAAACCGCTTCCTCCTAACGACTTACGCGGACAGAATCCCCGAAACCGGCCGTTCCCCGCGCGTCCCCTTGAAGGATCATCATTTCGCCCGTTCCAGCCGCCGCCCCATCCGCTCCGCCGCCGCCTTCGTCAGCCGGATCGGCCAGTCCGGCAGCGGCCCGTCGCCCATGATCAGGTCGATGAGGTGGGCCCGCCTGAGTTCCGCCAACGCCACGGCGACCTTCGATCGGTCGAGATTCGACGCGTTGAGCTGGGCCGACGTCACCGTGCCCCGCTCGTGCAGGGTCTCGAGAATCGCCCGGTGCGTGACGTAGGCGGCACTGCCGAGGATCAGGCCGAGGTTCTGCTTGAGGTGTTTGAGGCTGGGATCGCCGTAGGTGAGTTGGGTCATTGAGGGGACTCCGGGAAGGTTAGTCACCGGACCGGGCACGCGCCGGTCGAGCAGTCCGCGTCGATCAGGTCCTCACCCGACGCCGCGTCGATGTCGATCGGCTTCAATCGACTCTCGTACTTCCGGTACGTCTCCGCGTCGACCACCTCCTGCGGGAGATACGCGAACCCGAGGTCGGCCGCTGTCTTCGTGGGGTCGTTGCGGAACAGGAAGGCGGCACCGACGTAGCTGTCCCAGTTCTTGTCGAACCACTTCGACATCGCCGGGACTTCCGACGGGTCGTAGCTGACGGTGATCGACGTGTTCTGATCGCAGTAGCTGTTCTGGAGTTTGCGGTATCGCTCCAACTGATCGACCGCCGACTCATGATTGACCGGGACTCCGGCGGGGGAGAGCCCGAACGGCACGGTCGGCCACGAGGTCGGGATCTTGACCAGCACGGCCGCCGGGTCGGTGGGATTGTCCAGCACGTCGTATCCGGCGTCGGTGAGCATGCCGACGAGCGGGTCATGCCTGGAGAAGTTGACGTTGTTGAAGATGTACCGGCCGAGAGGCTTGTGGGCCCCCTCGGTGCAGTCCATGATCTTCGAGACCGTGCCCGACGGCTTGATCGTCGTGACGTTCTTGGGCCGCTCCAGCCCGAGTTCGTCCGCGATCGAGTAGGCCCCGGCCGTCGCCGAGTTGCGGAGTTGCCGAAGCGCATAGTCGTCCAGGTCGGGCCGAGTCACGAGCCCCGTCAGGCCCACGCCGCAGAGCCGCAGGAACTCGTTGTTCTCGTGCCACGAGTGTTGGAGGATGCCGTCACGCAAGTCCACGAGCGTCTGGCGGTAGTTCGCCCTGCCGGCCAAATAGATCGCCCGGTGCAGGCCATGATGGTCATCAACAAACCGCAGTACGTTGATGTCGAAGAGGTTGCAGAAACCACGGTCGGCCAGGATGATTTCGAAACAGTTGTGGAGGTTCACCCCATTCCCGTCGAACTGGCTGGCCGTCGGGATCGTGCAGTCGTAGACAGATTGGACGCCGACCGGCCTGATCGACTTGATCCGGGCCGTGAATCGCTCGCGGTTGAGCCCTCGCTGGTATGCGTCCATCCTGGCCGCGAGCTTCTTACTCTTGGCCGGATGCCGGAAGCCAACACGTTCCGCGAACCTGGCGAGGCTCCTGCCCGAGATGATCAATTCGTGACCGGCCTGGCAGTTGTAGTCCTTGACCCCGCCCTTGCCGTCCGGGAGCGTGCGAGGTCCTTCGGGTTGGCGATCCTTGTAGACCTTGCAGATGATCCCGAGCCGGGCCAGCATGCGTTGAGCCGCATAGAGGTTCTTCAGTATGACCGAGGTGAGGCGGACCGAGACGCCGTGTGACTGACCGCCGCACACCGATCCGTCGGCGTCGAACCATCCCGAGAGGAACCCCTCGTGGAAGTCCGACGACGTATGTTCGACCTCATCCCCCAGGGTCTTGATCGCGGTTAGCCCGAAGGACTCGGCCATCGACCGCAGGCCGGTGCTGCTGAGGTTCATTCGATCATACTTGATCTCCTGAACCCCGCCGGGGGATCGTCGCCCGCAGTCCGATCGGGCCTTAACGGTCGAGAGGATCGAATCCCGGGCGATCCCGGCCATCACTTCCTTCGTCGGCCCCCAATAGGACAGGCGGGCCGTCTCGACATTCCCACCCATGAAGACACCGTCTCCGAGAAGGCTGCCGACCAGCCAGCCCTCCTCGCGGCTCCCGGCCCCTGACCACGCGGCGTCCTCGTGGTTGTGCAGGCTGATCCGGTCTCCGACCTTGAGATCCTTGAGTTCCGTCCATCGGGTCCGACGCGACTTCGCGGTAAGCGAATAGACCTCCTGAATCTGGTGGTTGTCGGTGCACTCGAACGAGTACCCCCGATCGGTCTCGACCCGGTAGACCATCTTCTCGCCGGTCGGGTAGAACCCGCGGTCGGTCGAGTCGTGCGGCAGGCCATCGACGATCGCCGTGAAGGGTTGCCCGACGAGGTCGACAGCCTTCCTCGGCCCCTCGGTGGTCAGGACCCAGGTGTCTCCGGTCACGCAGGGGTTGAAACCGTCGAACCAAGGGGCCCGACGCCTGGCCTCGGCCGCGTTGTTGAAGCTCGGTTCGCCCCCCCCGTGCTCGACCATCATATTGAAGATCGAGCGGATTTCACGAAGGCTCGGCTTCTCCCAGAACATCAGGCCGTTGTTGCTCTGGGCCCGCTGCGGGTTCTTCTCCCAATAGCCGGGGGCCTTGGCCGTGGCGAAGTCCTCCCACTCCTTGTCGCCGTAATCCATGAGGGCGGCCTGGGCGGAGCGGCGGGTCGAGAGCACGGTCCCGAGCCAGTTCACGAGGTCGAGCACGTCGAGCTTCGTGAGCAGTTTCCCGGCCTTGCGGTTGCGGATGCCGGCGATCTCCGTGAACGCCTTCAGGAGTTGCGAGTCGCCAGCACAGATCCAGCCGTAACCCTTGAGCCGAGTCCCGGCCGGGCGGACCTCGGTCGTCTCGATCCGGAGCACCTTCGCGGGGAACTTTCCGACGACGAGTTTGCCGGCCGCCTTGGCCCACGCCTCGGCAGAGTCGCCGACGTTGATCGTCCATACGCCGCTCTCGGAGTCGAAGTGCTCCTCGTTCGTGTCCCGCCCGTTGGCGTCGGTCCGGGTCGAGGGGGCGACCTGGATTTCGAGTTTCCTGTTGAATCCGCTGAGCCCGCCCGTCTCCATCTTGAACCCGACGCCGCAGCCCTGGAGCAGCAACCAGAACGCGTCGACGATGTCGTGGACCGATTTCGTTTTGAGAAACGAACAATTGTAGTTGGATGCGGCCCGCCGCTTGACGATGTCCGTCCCGCCGAGCCAGAGGGTCCGGCCCGCGGGCATCAACTTCCGGTCGAGCATGAGGCCGGATAGTTCCGCCAGTTCGTCTTCCTGACTCGGAGACAGGCTGAACCCCTGGGCGTTCTCCCAGAGCCATCGCTGATGCGACTTGACCCGGTCGATCACCTGCGGCCAGGTCTCGAATACGGTCCCCTCGTCGTCGAGAGGTCGGCAGTACGTCCTGCGGGTGATGATCGACGCTCGGATACTCGGCTGGTGCATGGGGAACCTCGGTGCCGATCGGTCTTGGGAAAGAGCAGGGGGCCCGCGACCCACGCCGCAGGCCCCTCGGTGGTTCAGCCGTCCTCGCCGGGCTCGCGGGTCTTCTTCGCCGGCTCGACCTTCGGCGTCGCGGCCGGGGCGGGCTCGGCCTTCGAAGGGGCGGGGGATTCGGCGAGTTTGGCCGTCAGGGTGGCCGTGATTCCCTCGGACTTGCTGGCCACCGTGACAGGCACGGTGAAGACAGACTCGAAGGTCGTCTCGCCGTCCTTGATGGCCGCGGCGATCCCCTGCATGGTCAGGAGGTGATCGAGGGTGATGTCCTCCACCCCGGCAACACCGAGGACGCGGTAGACGTCCTCCGGCTTGGCGCCGAGCCGGCCGAAGTGCTCGAGCAACGCGCTTCGGCGGGCCGACAACGTCTTGACGTCCCCCTTGGCGCACATCTTCGCCTCGTCGGCCAGCGGCTTGATCAGGGCGTTGGGGATGACCCGGAAGATCGCGTTGCGCAGGGCGATGGAAGCCGCCGCGTTGCCCGTCGTGGCGATCATGTCGTCGTTGTATCGGCGGCCGTTGGAGTAGCTGATCTTGCGCTTGGTCTCGTAAGCCACGAAGACGTTGGTCTGCATGTCATGGCACACGCCCCTGGCGGTCACGAACCGCTCATCCTCGGAAACGATCTTCGCCTCGACCCTCAGGTGGCCCCAGGCGTAAGCGGCGATCTCGGCGAGTCGGACCGACGGCCCTTCGATGATCTTGCCGCCGCGAGGGACCGCGTAGTTGCAAGCCTCGGCCATGCGCGGGTCGAGCGTGGCCATTTCCCGTGCCGTGTTAAGGAATCGCTTGATCGACCTCGGATACTGGCGAGCCACCGCCACCTGTGCGGCGATCTCGGCACGCGTCGCAAGCTCGATCGCGGTCCCGCCGAGGTTGACCTCCTGCGTCTCTTCGTCGTCGTAGGCTTCGATTTCGGTGTCGCGGTCGTAGGGGGCGATGCTCATGGGATTCCTTAAGAGAGGGAGAGTTGAGAGGTTCAGGCGATGCCGCGTTCTTGTTTGAGTTGGATCAGGCGGCGGATCCAGGCTTCTTGGAGAGCCGGCATCTCGAAATATTCGATGTCGTCGTTGACGGGTCGGAATAGCCGGTTCGACATAAAACCAAACTGCGTTGCCGACACGCTTGCCTCGTCCTCATTCCGGTATGCAAATAAGCCGAGCCGGCCGCACGCCTCCTCATAATCACCGAAGCATTGGCCCAGGACACAATTGCAGTGCTCGTCGAGTCGAAGGCGGCTCAGGTCGATCTTCTCCAGCCAGCCGGGCCGCTTTTCATCCAGCAACTTGACCCCGTCCTCGATGCACTCCGCCATCGTCTTGCGTTTCGTTTCGCTCATCCCTCCGCCCTCCCGAAAGCCAACTTCACATACTGCCCCGGCCCCACCGTATGCCCCTTCGTCCGGATCACCTTCCGCGTCAGCAGCCGCCCGTCCGGCAGGTACGCCGCCTCGAACGGACCGATCGCGTCCAGCAGCAGCCCCCGCAGTTCCTTCTTCCGCTTGTCCAGTCCTGAGCACTCGCCCGAGATCTGGTGATACTCGTCCGCCCACGCCTGGGCCTGGTCGTGCAGCGTGATCGTCTCGGGACGCGCCGGGAGGTACTGATACAGTTCCCCGTCCCCCGTCCGCGACGTCGGCTCCGTCCGAGTCTCGACGCACCTCCAGAACTTGTCCGCGTGCGGCAGCATCGCGGCGATCAGGTCGTCGTTTCGGAACACCGGGATCACGTGGAACTGGGTCCAGTTCACGAGCACCGCGACGTCGGCCCGGTCCTTCTCGGCCAGGTACATCTGCTGCTGGACCTGGCACTGCCACGTCTCGGGCAGGTTGTCGGCGTCCAGTTCGAAGTCCTTGTTGCGGTCGGTGGTCGTCTTGAACTCGACCACGCGGTCTTCGGTCAGTGCGTCGATCGTGGCGAGCAGGTGGGGCCGATCCTCGCCCCGGAGGAAGACCTGCTGGCTGAGCAGTTCCCGGCCCGTCTCCTCCTGGTACAGTTCGGCCAGCAGCGGCTCCAGGTGGTTCCCCGCCCGCATCGGGATCGTGGCCCTGTCTCGGGGCTTCTGGCCGGTCTTCTCCAGCCAGAGTTCCAGCGGCGACTTGCGGTGGTTCTGGCCGACTGCGGTGGCAATCTCGCTGGCCCCGATGCCGCTCATGCGGGCCTGGAGCCAGGCGTTGCGGTCGAGGGTCGGGTCGATGGTGGCGATGCTCATAGTGCCCTCAATTCCCGCCGGGGATGCGGCGGAGCGATTCGTGGATATGCTGCGTCGTCCGTAGATAGGCGGCAGTATGGCGGCGGTAGCCGGAGTTGGCCGGGCAGGGCCTCGGCTCACGCCATATGGCCGCGAGGCTCTTGCAGACGATCGGGGTGGTGACCACGCCGACGAATGAGAGATAGGCGAAGGCGATCGGCATGAGGTTTGAGAGGTTCATTGGGGCTCCAAAGTGGCAGGTTTAGACGGTGCCGGGCGAACGATTGGTCGTCGTGTCGAAGGACGCGTCGTGGCGGATTGCTCCGTCGCTCTTGAGTTCGCCCCCGGAGATAGCCCCCACGTATCGAACCCCAGCGTGAATCACCTCGACTGGGTCACCGATGGCTATTCTCTTGCTAATTTCGATTGCCCCCTCGCCCCGCAGCGTGGCAAGTTCGGCCTTCAGGCTGGCGATCTCGGCCGATAAGCACTGAGTCGCATCGAGTTCGACACCCGAGGCGATTCTCTGTTCTGGGCGATCCTCCGGTTTAGCGAACGGTGAAACTTTGGCCCGCGCATCAATCTCCGCCGCCATAGCTAAAGCCCACCCTTTGGTCGGCTTGGCGTTTCCCATGAGGCCAACCTGAGCACACAGTTCCATCTTTGCAGTAAGGGCCTCCTGCTGATGATGGGGCGTCTCAGGGCTGTGGGTGGCATATAGGAACACGCGAATAGATGCTTCGAGTTCGGCAATTCGGATCGCCATCTTTGCATCGCCGATATCCAGCCGCTCCACCTCCGCCCGCAACGCGTCACGCTCGTCGCGGATGGCGGGGCTCACGCCGGCCAGGACAACCCGCTCACCACGCCCGAGAGATAGACTGGCGTTATCCGGATGCGTGTAATAGAGAAATTCCCAATTGCCCGACCGGACGAAACTCCCATCGCTGTCCACAACCCAGTAAATCTCGGCCGGTAGATTCTCGTCACCCATCCCCCACCTCCCCATACTCAGGCCACGCCCGCCACATATCCCGCTTCCCATTCCGCATGCACGTCGTCCAGCGTCTCCCCACGGGCCTCAGCCCAGGCGTCGTCCAGCCGGGCGAACTCATTCGCCTCGACCAGCACCGAGAACTTCGGCGACCGCATGCCGACCAGTTCCGAGCCCGCGAACCGGTCACACTGGATCAGGTCCTCCTCCCACCCCTCCGATGACTTGAACTCGCCGCCCCAGAACGTCCGCAGGTACACCCGCCCCCGGGAGTCGAGGGCCAGATTCTTCGTCTCAGCGATGATCCTCATTCCCGACTCCTCTGGTGTAGATCCATTTCCTCACCTCGACCCCCGAAAGAAAGCCGACGATGAGTCGGCGGGTTCGGACAGGTCCGGACGGGGGAGGGCCACGCTTCCGGCCCGCGCTGGCAACATAATATCACCTTCGCATGGGTAAGGTAGCCTGATCGCAGGCGATCGTCAAGGGCGAGGTGAGAAAATGTATCCTCGGGCGGCTCGGATTGCGGAAAGGGAGGCAAGAATCGGCGTCGGAGTCGGGTCCGATAATGATTACTAAGATTCAAGTCTCATTAGCGAGTCCGTTTGTGCCGATTATTCCCGGCTGACCTCCTCGTCCTCCCTCACCTCAAGTTCCTCGATCACCAGGATCGCCGACGCCTTGATCGAACTCCGTCGCCCGTCCGAATAGGCCACCCGCAGGTACGCGTCGCTCCCGATCCAGACCTGTCCGAGCACGGTCACGCCCTCGATCGTGTCGGGGTGCCGGTCGAACGTGATGGTGACCCGCCGCCCCTTCAGGCTGGCCTCGATGTGGGGGATCTTCGTCGCGGTGCTCATGATTCGCCCCTTTCCCGCCGCTCGGCTTCTAGTTCCGCGATGTAATCCTGGGCCGCCTTCCGCACAGCCTCCAGCAGCGGCGACTCATCCCAGTCCGCCTCGTAAGCGCCGAGTGTCCGCCGCACGTCGGCGATCTCGGCGTCCAGCCAAGCCGACGTCTCTCGTTTCGGTCGGCCTCCCCGCTCGGCCCGTTCTCCCAACCAGATGGCGTAGCCGTTGACCATCGCAATCACGCCCGCGAAGGTGGGAGACCATCCGTCTTCGTAATCCGACCCGGAGGCTTCCAGCCAGGACTCCAGGTCGTCAAGTTGCTTGATCTTGGCCTGGATGTCGTCGATCTCACCCATTCCCCACCTCCCGCCGCTCGGCTGCCGCGAGTTCGGCCCGCAGCCGGCCGAAAGTCTCATCGTGCGTCCGCATCAGGTACGCTTGGAGAGCACGATTGGTCGATCGCCCCAGCCGATCGTCGTGTTGCCGCGTGAGTTCCTCGATCTCCCGCCGGATCTCCGCCGCCGTTCGCTGGCTCACGGCCTGGCCTCCTTCAGGGCTAGTCTGAGCAGCGGGTCGAGGTCGCCACTCAGAAAACGTGCCGGATCTTCCATGAGCACCTGGCCGTTTCTGTGGTCCTTCACGGCCTGATATGGGCAGCACACGTAGGAGCGTCGATTCCCCTTTGGTCGCTCTTGCGTTGACGCCCAGACCCGAGCGGCGAGCAACTTCTTGGCAATCGTTGACACTCCCGGAAGACGAACATCCCGATCGGCTTCGGCCACGGCCGAAATTCCACTGGGAAGGTGCGTCCATTTCACAGCCGACTTGCGTCGCATATTCATCACTCCCCCTCCCACTCGAAGTCCAGCAGCCCCTCGCACAGCACGTCCAGCGACACGCCCAACGCCCGCGCCAGCACCATCGCCTCCCGCAACGTCGGCTCGCGTCGGCCGCCGGAGATCGCCCCGGCGACGTTCTGCGACAGCCCCGAGGCGTCGATCACGTCGTGCAGCCTGAGCCCCCGGTCGTCGATCAGTTCGGAGAGGCGTGTGGAGAATCGGGCGGCGAATTGGTCGGCGGTCATCGGGTGGTGTCCTGCGTCTGCTGTCTCGATCGGATTCGCTGATAGGCGAATGCCAAGAATTCACGCTTCAGTTGGAGTCGGATCAGAATGAAGTCGATTAGCTTCTCCCCGACCCAGAGCATAAAGGCGAGGGAGGCGAGGACTGCCAGTATCAGGCCAATCATGCACCAGGCCGACAGTGCGATTTCGATCAAGGTTTTCACGAGTCCCCTCCCTCCGCCTTGGCTTTGTCCTGCCATCGCCGCCACATTCGCTCGCGTCGCCAGTCCACCCACCGCTCGCAGGCCCAAGAGATCAGCGGGGCGAGGGCGACGTGCAGGCAGAGCGTGAGCAGGATCGCGTAGAGGGCGATGAGCACACGGTTCTCGGTCATTGGTCGGTGTCCTCTCGCATCGGAATCCTTCGGGTCTCAGTCCTGAGCCTTCCGACAGCCGACTCCGGGTCGTTTGCGACGTCGATCATGCCATCAAAGTCGTCAGGCGTGATCTGTTCGCAGACTTCCCCTCCCTCCGCCCCGGCCGCATCCGCCGGCGGCGTGGCGGGCTCACGCTCGGCCTTGGCAATGGCTGCCTCGAAGCCGGCCACCTTCTCATAGTCGAGGCTTCGGCTGATCCCGTAGTAGGCGTCATTCATCGCGTCGAACGCCACCTTCGCTGCCGCGATCAACTCCGCCAGCCTCGCCTCCGCAGCCTCGGCCCGGCGTTCGGCGGCCTGCCGGGCAATGCGTTCGTCGTCACCCACGACGTACCCACCGCCGAAGCAAGAGGCCATTTGCTTGCCCGCTCTCGTCATCGCATCCATTTCTTGCTCTGCCATCTCGCCCCGCCTCCCTCGTCGGCCGCCACGCGGGCGGTGGTGTTAGTCGGTCTCAATCAAGGTAGCCTTTTCGACAGCCGAGCGAAGTTGATCCGCGACTGATCGAGTCACGCCCTCGTCGCCCCAGACGCCGCGAATGTAGTCCAGTTTCGCCAGTGCGGCCTCGCAGGCTCGATACAGGTCGGGGGGCCGCCGTGATCAGTTTGGCGTCGGCTGGATACTCATCGTAGGTCATCGGGACACGGATGATCCCGTTGATGAGATAGCCGTCGCCGTCGAACTCAGAATCCCATTCGCCTTCGCTGAACTCTCGCCGCTCTCTCATATCCCCTCCAGTGCGCCCACCAGCGTCGCCACGTCGTCCACCACCAGGGCCAGCCCGCAGGCAGCGGTCACGGCATCCAGGCTAGTTCTCGGAGGGCGGAAACTGGTTGCTGCCGCTCTTACTATCCCGCTCGATGTCCGAGGCAATCTCGGCCGCAAGCCGGGCCATGTCCGGATACTCTCCGTTTCCGACCCAGTGGCCTCGCGACTTGTCCTCATCCAACAGTCCAATCACCAGCGTGACCCCGGGCGGGACGACAGCCTGGGTCGCGGCACACAGCATATTGAGGTATGCGGCTCTTTCTTCGCCGCTCATGTCAGAAAGTCGCCTCATGGGTTGTGCTCTCCATTCCTGCCTTCAAAGTTTCCGCCGAACACCTTGCAGATTTCCTCATACGCTCGGGCAATGTGCGTCACGCTGACCGAATCTTCGGTCCCTTCGATCGAGACGTACCAGCACTGGCATTCTCGGCGGAATGAGAACCGCGACCGGATCGGGCCGAACGGATCTTGCTGAACGAACACGATCAGCCCCTCGGACTCACGAACATCGTGCATGATCCCGGCCAGGTTCACCTCTACCGGCATTCGGGCAGCAACCTCCGACATCAGCAATCCTCCATCTCAAGAATCGTCGCCTTGCCGCCCACCGCCGCCTGGGACTCGGCCGAGTCCAGCCACTCACGCGAGTCGTCCACCAACGCCCCGATTCGGACCAGCCCGTCCCGTATCGACTTCTCCGGGTTGTCCGCGTCGTGGGACTTCCGCCCCTTCGGATACACCAGCGTCACCCGGAGCCGCCTCCGCCCCGTCGCCGCCGGGACCACGCCCAGCAGGTGTGCGAACAGCGTCGCCTCGTCCTTCCGCTTGAGCCCGGTGATGTGTCCGATTGACTTGCCGATCAGGTTGTTGACGGTCCCTTCCGGGTGCCACCCCTCGATCACGATCCGCCACGGGCCCGGACCGCCCAGCGTGCCCAGCATCGACCGGCGTGGCTTGCGGGGCTTCGGCTCGCCCAGCCCCAGCGTTTCGATCGTCGGCGGCTTCGGGGCCGCTGCGATCGCGGCCCGCTGCTCGGGGGTCAGCTTGAGGCGGGGCATCAGGCCACCCCCAGGATCTTGTGAATCTGAAGGCTCAACGCCCATTCGGGATGGGCCAGGCAGTACGCCGCCGCCGACGCCCGGTTTCGATCGAGGTCCGGCCCGTCCATCGGCTGGAGATACCGCCGCGTCGTGGCGATCGAGCCCAGGTCTTCGAGGTCCAATCCCTCCTGCGGGTAGACGACCTTGAGTTCATCGCAGTAGGTTTGCTCGATCGTCGTCCCGGCCTTCGGGCTGAGCGTGACCCAGTCATGGCGGAGGCCGAGCGGCACGGTCCCGTTGGTCTCGATCGCGTCCCGGAATCCCCTTGCCCGGAGTGCCGCCACCAACTCCCGATCGACCTGCAAGGCCGGTTCACCGCCCGTCAGGACGCACCAGCCCGGAGTCTCGTTGGGCCAGAGCGACCGGGCCTGGTCGGCGATCTGTTCGGCGGTCAACTTGGCGCCGCCCGAGAAGTTGGTGTCGCAGAACCGGCAGGCTGCTGTGGCCCGGTCTTCCTCGCGGCCCGACCAGAGGTTGCAGCCGCTGAGGCGGACGAAGACCGCAGGCTGGCCCGCCTTGGCCCCCTCGCCTTGGATCGAGTAGAAGATCTCCTTGACCGCGTAAGTCTTCACAAGGCCACCTCCAGCGAATCCCACAGGCTCGGCTGCTTTGCGGGCTCTTTGATCGTCCTCTCCCACCGCTGATATCGCTTGACGACGATTCCGAGGCACTCGCCGTAGGTCAGGTGTTCCAGCCCGCTTGTAACGCGGAGTTTCATCGCGTCCCGCCACCAGTTAGTGCTATCGGCCGAGTCCATCCGCCTGACGTGCGTGTATCGCCTGAGCGCCCAGCCGTGGATGTGGAAGTCCTCGGGAATTCGCTCGCATGCGTCTCGGATCCATCGCTCCTTGCCCTCTCGCGGCGGCTTGACGCCCAGGCCGATCCAGCGTCCACGCTCGCGGGCGATCTCGATCAGGTCGTCGAGGAGTTCGGGCGGGTCCGTGTCGTGATACGTCGGGAAGCCCAAAACGAACCGCTCGTAGTTGGCCAGCGACCGCCGCCAGTCGCCCGAGATGTCGTCCAGCCCCGCGATCGCGTCGGCGTGCCCGACCCACCGACCGGCCCAATCCATGTAGGCATCGAGATCGATTTTCTTACCTGAGTTCAACTCGCTGTAAGCTCCCGAATCGATCAACAACCGCGAGAACGTCGCCTGGTAGCGGTCCATCCAGTCCGACCAGCAGCCGAACGACAGCAGGACCGGCATGTCGCAGGCGTGCTCAGCCTGTTGTTGCGTATTCGGACTGGCCAGGTAGACTCGCATAGATCCCCCACCTCCCCTGCTGGCCTGGGTCACTGGTCCACGGGCGTCCCATCGGGCATGCGGACTGCTCGGCCGATGCGATGGATCTGGGCTCCCAAATGCAGGGACTGCTGGATGAACCCGCCTGGAGCAATGTTGCTCGGCTCGACGATGAACATGCACCGCATCCCGTCTGGGGACAGCATCTGCACCACATCCCCGACCCGTAGCGGCCCCTCGCCCCGCAGCGTGGCAAGCTCGGCTTCTAGTTCCGCGATGCGATCGGCCAACCTGATATGCTCGGCAATCCAGTGATCGCACTTCTCGGACTCATTCCCCGCCGCCCGAGCCATGTTGATAGCGGCCGACCTCAGTTTCTCGTTCTCCGCCCGCAGTGCGTCACGCTCGTCGCGGATGGCGGGGCTCACGCCGATGAGGACGGGCTCCCATAAGTCCCGGTGCTGCGGTTTGCTCCAGAACGCATCCGATTGAGTCGCCTCTCTCGATACGCAGGCTGCGATATCCCAGTCGCCCTCAGAAAGCCATTGGCTCTCCTTGCCCTTCCATCGCAGCCCCCACAGTTCATCAGGAATCGCCGCCGCAGTCTCGTCGCTCATCCGGCACCTCCCGGCTGGTCCTGCCCCACGATCCGCTCAACGGCGGCCTTGGCGGCTTCGAGGGTGGGTTCAGAGCCGTCGTCGAGCTTGTTGTTGCAGCAAAAGCACCACATCTCCCACACATACTCATTGCCGGAAACTCCGATCGACAGTCCCAACTCGCCAGACTCGGTCACCCAGAACGACTTGCCGTCGATCTGCGTTTCCTCCCACTCCAGCCCCGTCGTCTCGGTCGCCATCAGTCCCTCCCCTCAGATCCAGGCATCTCGAACGTCTGCTCACCCCCGAATGGCTCACGCTCCGGGCCCGGCCTCGCCCGCTTCCCCCACCTGTACCCGACCCACCCGCAGATGGCGGGTATCCCGACGATTACGGCGCCCAGCACGGCCGCCGTCTCGGCCACTTCCGCCCAACGCATGTATGCCACGGCCCCTCCTAACGCCGCGACGTCAGCGGCATGACGACATAGGTGTAATCGTCCTCGGTCCTGAAGACGGCCGCGTTCTTGTGGTCGATCAGCTCGACCGAGATATTCGCGGATTCATCCAAAACCTTCAGCGCGTCGATCAGATACCGCGGGTCGAACGTGATCTCGATCGCCTGGCCGTCGTAGTCGATCGGCAGGTCCACCGTCGAACTCCCCGCATCGGGGGCCTGGCTGGACAGCGAGAGCATGCCGCAGTCGAAGCGGAAATCGACGCCCCGGCTTTCCTCGCTGGTGACGATCATGGCCTGCTGCGTGGCGGCCAGGAGCGGCCCGACGCCGACCGGGATGACGGCGGTCGCCTCGGCCGGGAAGACGTCCTGGTAGCGGGGGAAGCGGCCTTCGACGAGGCGGCTGTAGATGGTCGCGTTGTGCGTGCGGAACATCACCGACCGGTCGGCGTCGACGCGGACGTGCACGGGCGGGTCGGTGTCTTCCAGGGACTTCAGGAGCAGGTTCAGGCACTTCGTGGGGATGACCGGGGCCTTCCCGGGCGGCGTGAATCCCCCCTGCCCCTCGCACGGGACGACGACGCGTGCCAGCCTCCGGCCGTCGGTCCCGACCCCCGCCAGCGTCCCGTCGCCGAACTCGAACAGCACCCCGCCCAGTGCGTATCGGGTGCTCTCGACGTCGGTGGCAAACGTCGTCCGCCGGATCAGCCGGCGTAGGTCCGCCGCCGGGATCGAGGCGAAGTCTTCGGAGTCGAACGCGGGCGGCTCGGGGAACTCGGCCGGGTCGCTCGAGGGGAGCGTGAATTTGCTCCGGGCCCCTCGGATCGTCAGGTTGCCGTCTTCCAGGTCGATCGTCAGGTCGTCGTCGGAGCTGGCCCGGAGGATCTGGCCGACCTTCGCCGCGGGCAGGATCAGGCTCGCCGGCCGGTCGGACGTCACGCCCGAGACCTCGCGGGTGATCGCCACTTCGAGGTCGGTCGCGATCAGGGATGCGCCATCGGGGCCGACGGCCATCTTGATGTTCTGGAGGATCGGCTTGGGGCTGCGCGACGGGGCGACGCCGACGATCTCGGCGAAGGCCCTCTGGAGCAGAGCCCGGTTGCAGCGGAAGGTCAGGCTTTCGGTCGCGGTCGCCACGGATGGTGTCCTTCTCAGTTGGGGATGATTATTTGAAGGCGTTTTGCAGTTCTTCTTGGTGCTTGAGTTGGACCGAAGCCCGTCTCTTTTCCAGGACACGCTTCATCGACCACTTGTCACTCTCGTATTCCTCTTTAGCCCTCTCCTGAGCGTTCTCGACAAAACACTCCTCGCACTCCCCTTGGGGCAGGCACACACTGCATCCTTCAGATTTGCAGCAGCCGCATCGCTTGGCGACGTTCACCTCATCGATGGTGGCGTTGCACTCGCAGACCTTCGGCTCGTCCTCGTGCTCGCTCGGTTCATCGCCCTCGAAGACCATCTCTTTGCGGATGGACCCCGAGCATTCCTCGCAAACCCCGAAGCCGGGATCGGGGTGCAGCGGTCCTTGGCAGAAGCAGCAGGCTTTCATGAATGCCTCCCTTCAATTGGTGCTCGATCCGATCAGCGATCCCAGGTGGTCCATCAATTCCCGCACGCGGCTCTCGACGATCTCGTACCGGACGCCCCCCTGCCCGACCGACCGCCGCAGCAGGCCGGCCCGGCGGAGGTGCCCGAGGTTGTGGGCCGTGCTGGACTGGCCGATCCCCTCCAGGTCGATCAGTTCGCTCCGGGCGGTCACGCCCTTCGCCATCCGCTCGAGCAGGGCCAGCCGGGACTCGCTCGAGAGCAGGTAGTACAGGTTGGCCAGGGGGCCGAATCGTCCGGGGGCTTGCTGCTGCTGCGTCATCGGGGGTTCCTGCGTCGGAGGTATCATTTTCTCACCTCGGGGAGCGAAAGGATTCAGACCTCGGTCGGCTTAATGCTCATCCGGCGCGCCCAACCCGCTTTGCGCGTGCCCTTCTGCCGCTTCGGCACACACGAGGCCGGCCTTCTCGCGGGCCAGGTCGGCGAAGCCCCAGAATTTGTGCCGCTCCGCGATAGCGGCCGGCGAATACTTCCGGTTGTAGACCTGGACGATCTCGATGGCCTTCTCGACGGCCCGGACATCGCCCGCCATCGCCCGCCGCCTCGTCTTGCTGGCGATCGACCTCACCAGCAACGAGCGGTCGGAGTAGTGCTTCCCCGTGTCGGTGTGGTGGATCGATACGAGGATGTCGGCGATGTCCCTCGTGAAAGAAAGTACCCGCTCGTTCTCGATCGCTTCCGCCGGCCTCGCCTCCTTGATCTTCCGAAGGATGGCGGCCCTGGCCTTGCGGTCCCACTCGAGGAAGTCCATCGTGCGGCTGTGATCCGCGTCATACCGCTTCCGCATCTGCCGCACTGGGAAGTTGGACGGCCCGGCGATGTGGGCCGAGACGAGGCGGGACTGGCCCGACAGAAGGGCCTTGCGTCTAGCCAGGTAGGCTTCGCGGTAAGCAGCCATCTCGGCCGCAAGGATCTCCCTCTGCTCGTCCGAGACGCATCTCCTCCAGCACTCGGCGTAGAAGCCGTTCACGGCCTCTGCGTAATCCGCCCTGGCCCGCTCCGCCCGGTCCTCTGGGAAATGGCTCGTGTGGCGATAGGCGTCATAGGCCAGGTCGTAGGGGATGTCGTCGGGGCTGGCAAGGGTCGGCGCATCGCTCATGGGAGCCCATCCATCTGTATCCCGCCGGGAGCGGGAGCTTTCCGCTCACCCCGCTCGCACGACAGGCAACATCTTCTCACCTCGTTATGAGTCAGTATAGGCCCCGCCCCACCCGCCAGCAAGGCGGAAATGCAGAATTGTCGCAATTGAGACTGTAGGTGAGAAAATGGATCATCGGCCTTGATCGGCCGGCCTGATCGAGTAAACTGAACGCATGCACCGAGCGGCGGAGGCCGCGGCAGCCTTGCGTTTACGGGATAGGATTCGGGACCTCGGTATTACCGCGCATCGGTCGGCGGAGATTCCAGTATTACTGGAGCTTGCCAATTGAGACCGGGCGCGATAGATATGAGGGTACGAAAAAACCCCGCGAACGTTTGCAGCGTCCGCGGGGCATTGATTTGCTCGGGGTCGGTGCTTGCCCGCACCGCCTGAGCGTGGCACTCAACGGGAATCAGGCCCAATGAGCTACGTCGATTGTACGCGCCCGACCGCGCGAAGCAAGCCGAAAGTGCCGTTCTTCTCGGCGGTCCCCCATCACGTCCAGGACGACCCGAGGCTGAAGGCCCGGGACATCCAGACGCTGGCGTCGATCCTCCGATTTGCCCGGTCGAAGGACTGGGCCTCGATGGGAAACCGCACCCTGGCCGGCATGGGCCGGTGCTCCGAGCGGACGATCCAGTCGAGCCTCTCGCGGCTCGAGAAGGCCGGGCACATCCGCCGCGAGGACGACGCCTCGGGCCGTTTCGCCAGCGGCCGGCTGATCTATCTCATTTGGAGGGGGGGTGAAATTCCTGACACGCCCCGGGTGAAATCGGCGTCATCCCCCGGGGTGAAATCGCTCGCACCCGAATTAGATCCACAAGGGAAGAGAAAAGGAGAAACCGGCCCCGTGGGCTTGGGGAGCCCCGGGCCGGTCCGGGGGGAGACGGAAGCGAAGCCCCCCGGACCGCAGGCCCCGCCCGAGCCCGCGTCGGTCGCCATGCCCGAGGCGGAGAAGGCCGAGGCCCTGGCGAAGCTGGCGGAGTACCCGCCGGGACACCCGATGCGGGGGCTGTGGAGGTCGCTGGCGGGGTTGCCGCCCGAGGACGCGGCGGTCGACCGGTCGAAGTGGGGCCCTATGGTCAGCCGTCCGACAGCTTCGGGTCCTTCGCCAGGTCCTTCAGGAACTTCTTCGCGGCCTCGATCGCTTCCTGGCGAGATGCCCCCACCGGACCTGCGTAGGTTAGGGTCGATTGGCCGTATGCCCTGGAAATCGTGATGCGGGTGGCCACGCGCCCCCTGCCCCTGGGTGCCTCGCTCGCGACCTCGGCCTTGATCGCCTTGACGCTCTCGGTCCTGGACCGTTCGGCGAGCTCGACCTGGGCGGCGGGGTCCTCGACCCTCGCGATCTGCACGGCGGTCGATGCCGGCAACTCGCCCGCGTCCACCTGCGCCTGGAGTTCCGGGGCGAGCTTCAGGAGCGCCAGGGCCCGGCTGACCATCGAGTTCGAAAGGTTCAACTCGATCGCCAGGCGCGAGGCCGGCCAGTCGTTGCGGTCCATGAGGGCCTTGAACGCGTTGGCCTGCTCGATCGGCTGGAGGTCCTCGCGGAGGCAGTTCTCGATCAGCTGGTCGATCAGGAGTTCGCCCGCGTCCTGCTCGGCGTGGACCGTCACGCACGGCAGCTCGGACAGGCCCGCGATCCGTGCGGCCCGATACCTCCGCTCGCCCGCGATGATGACCCACATCCTGTGCTCGTCCGACCAGCGGACGCGGATCGGCTGGAGCACCCCCCTGTCCCGGATCGACGACGAGAGCCGCTCGAGTTCCTCGGGCTCGAACGCCTTGCGCGGCTGGTCGGGGTCGGGCATGATCTTCCGGAGCTCGATCAATTTCCCGTCGCGGAGGGCCTTGGTCCCCTCCTGCTTCTCCTGGGCGGACCCGGCCCCCGGCATGATGTGCGGGGCGTGGGCGGTCGTGCTGGCGGCCATCGACTCGGCCATGTTCGCGCCGAATTTCGCGCGGAGCATGTCGGCACCCTTCGCCATCACGCGGCCTCCGTCATGGTCAGCGCGTCGAGCTCCGCGGCCAGGGCTGCCAGCGTCCTGGCCGGTGCGGACTTCGGCTTGTAGTGCGAGATCGGCAGGCGGCTGGCGACGGCCTCCTTGAAGTCCTTGGCCAGCGGGATCTCGGTGGCGAAGACCTTCGCCCCGTAGAGGTCGCGGAGCTGGCTCGCGTAGGCGACGTGGATCGACAGGGCCTTGTTGTACATCGTGATCAGGAAGCCGTAGAGCTCCAGCGAGGCGTTGACCTGCTGGCGGGCGGCCTCGATCGCGCCGGTGATCGCGAAAATCCCTTGCGCGCCGTAGTCCTCGGCCTGGAGCGGAACGATGACCCCGTCCGCCGCCGCCAGGGCCGACCACGAGCACAAGCAGAGATTGGGCGGGCAGTCGATCAGCACGTCGTCGTACTGGCCTTCCAGGTCCGCCAGGGCCTCGCGCAGGACGAACTGCCGGTGGTCGCCCTCGGGGTCCGGCAGGTTGAACGAGTTCAGGCGGGCCGAGCCGGGGATGATGGAGACCCCCTGCACCGGCGTCTCGACCGCCATCGGGATCGACGGGTCGAATCCTTCCTCGGTGTAGTACGCCGCGATCGACCGCGACGGGTCGAGCGACCGGGTCCACTCGGGCCCGAAGAAGCCCTGCGTCAGGCTGGCCTGGGGATCGACGTCCAGGCAGAGGACGCGCCGGCCCCGCTTGGCCAGCGTCCCCGCGAGATGGTGGCAGGTCGAGGTCTTGCCGACCCCGCCCTTCTGATTCAGCAGCACGATCGAACGCATGCGATCCTCCCCTGCCCCGTCATTGGGGCATTAGAGAGGATCGGCGGTTGGTCGCTGGCGTCTGGAGTCGACTCGGCCTATTTGCAACTTGCAAAAGAGGGCTGTGCCGGTCAGGCCCGGCGGTGGTTATTTGCAACTTGCAAAAGACTGAACGAGGCGGATGGTTCCGGGGTTATTTGCAAGTTGCAAATTACTCCTCTGGTTGGGCGTCCTCGATAAATTCCCTGCCGGCCTTTTTGAATGCCTGCTCTACGGCCGGCCTTAAGAGATGACTAATGTAGGCGGCAGGCTCCATGTTCTCTAGGGCAGCTAAGAACTTAGCCTTCCTGACAAGGTCGGAGTCGATCCGGACCTGAATGCCTTCGCCTGTCGGTTTCTTCGGTCGCCCCCTACCCTTTTTCACTTGAAGCCTCAATTCAGGACCCTCGCGATTCGGTTCAGGGATGAAATTTAGTGCTCACCCAAGTTCTCGACAACATCAAAGACATGATACCACCGGGTCAATAAGAGTGGCGTTCAAAATTTATTTCTGACACAGAATATTGACATCACCAGAAATGCGGCGTACTATCTGATTGTCGAGAGCGAAAGCCCTCAAAAACAAACGGCCCGGCCAGGAGCGCCAACTCCTAACCGGGCCTGAACCAGACCCCCAGGATAAGTGGGAGCAGGTCTATGAGCACTATCTTCGCACGCACCGGCCGCGTCAAGTCCGCCTCCACCGAAGCCATCCACGCGGCCCGCCAGATCACCTCCACCTCGAAGGTCCTGTTCGACGGCGGCAACTACCGGGACCGCCTCCCCCACTTCGGCCACGGGATCGAGGAATACTTCGCCGAGGTCGAGCAGGCCGAGGCCGTCGAGGTAGCCACCGAGGTCGAGCCCTCCCCCGCCCTTCGGGTCGACGCCGCCCACGAGGCCCCCGCCCCGCACTTCGGCCGTATCTCGGACATGGGCCCCGCCTTCGACCTGTCCGGCCTGGCCTACTCGCCCGAGACGGCCGATCGCCCCTCGAAACTGACGCGGGACATGACCGCCGCCGAGTTCGCCGATTTCCTCGGCGGGTTCGTCCGGAAACTCGAGCGGAACAAGGCCGCACACCGGAAGCCCGCCGCCTCGCATGGCCCGGGCCTGTCCGAGGAAGACCGCCTCGCGTACCTGGAAGGCCGCACGCTGACCGCGGCCGAGTATTGGGCCCGGGTCGAAGCCGAGGAAGACGCCTGGCTGATGGATTGCATGCCGGGCGACGTGCTGGAAGACGAACTGGAACTGCGATTGGGCCGGGTCTGATCCGGCGAGTGCGGGACGCCGGGCGGGGCCCATGCTCGCCCGGCCGCGTGGAAGGTGCGCGACGAACCTGGCCATCTCATGGGACGGAGCTTGGACGTGGAACTGACTCTACCGCAGCAGATCGTCGTGATCGTGTTCCTCGTGGTGTGGGGCCCGATCATCGTGGGCGGGGTCGTGGTGGGCACATTGGCATTCATGGCGGACGGCGAGCCGGGCGAGACCGAGGATGCCCGGCTCGCCAGGGAGCAACTGGAACAGAAGCGGACGGAGAAGCACGGGGACCGAAGGCGCGAGGGGAGCGAACGAAGTGACGAACGCGGAACTGGTCGCCCATGCGACGAAGCTGCTTGAGATGATCGAGTCGGGCCAGCAGGCGGCGTGTCAATTGGCCGAGATCGGGGACCGGCTTGAGTCGGTCCTCAGGCCGCACGAGGGCCGGGTGTTCAAGGTGAGGAGGTGCTTCGAGTGGCGGTGGTTCAAGGTCGTGAACGCGAAGCCGGTGCCGTTCCGGATGCCGGCGAGGCTGTGGCTGGCGAGCCTGGATGAAGGAGAGAGCGAGGCGGGGCAGGACAGGATTGCGGCGAGGAATTGACCGGAGGACCTGGGCGAGAAAAACTCCGAATCGCGCCGAACTTGAGACTTGAACTTGTTTTCACAACATAAGCGTTAGAATATTCCGTCCGTTCCGACGAATCGAATCGTATCGAAGTTCTGGGCTATGAGGAATGGGGAGGGTCCCGGGCGTTTCCGGGGTCCGACATGGGGCGTGGCGTGGCTCGGGCCGCAGGGCAGGTCCGCGCGCTTTTGGGATGGGAGTTGGCTGGGATGACTGACTCGAATGGGATCAGCGAGGGCGGATCGGGCGCCGGCCTGAGGGTTCGGAACTACGGCCTGGCGGCGGTCGTGGTGGCTACCCTGTGCAGCCTGGCCTACCTCGTCTATGCGGACGGCTATCGGTTCACCGGGCCGAGGTATCCGGTGGTCGGGATCGGCGCGGAGAATGGGCCGACAGGGATCGGAGGCAGCCCCGCGACGTGGGATGCGGAGACCGGCCGGTGGGTGCTGACGGGCGAGAAGGATCTGACGGTGGTCAAGGAAGGGGGCGAGAAGTGAGCAGCAAGGTTGCGAAGTTTACTATCAGGTCAAGGAAAGGAGTCAAGTGAATGCTTACTCGAAAGCCTAAAGTGGGCGAGCGACTCCTGTATGACCCGAGTGCCGTTGGCAGCAAAGCGAATCCAAAGTTCGTATTTGTCAAGCGATTCTCGGGCAACCTGATGTATTTCAGCGATCAGCCGGGTGGAGCGGAAGCTGATCTTGTTATCTGGGCGTTTAACGATGGCTTGAATCCCTGCTTCGCACACACCGAAAACATTGGAGCTGAAGTTTGAAACTCCTAATCTTCATCAGCAGCGGCGTCTTGTCCGTGGTCTCCGAAGATCGCGAGACCACGTTTGCCGAGATCTGCCTCGATAGCAGGGAGCCGCATCGCGATCCGGGCACGCTTCTTTTGTTCAGCGAGGGGACGGTTCTCTGCGTTGGGCGTGGCAGGACTGGCCCGTACGGGATCACGCGCGACACATCTGGTCCCGCTAATGTCGTTGTCCAGAGAATGCCTTCTCAGGACCGAGACGACGGCGACTCCGCAACGATCGAATACGACCGGCTTCGCTGGTTCACCTTTGCTGACGCAATCCAGGTGCTTCGGGCGGAACATTCATCGGAGGCCGGAGCCGATGCGACTTGACCTCTCCGACGCCCGCCTGATCCTGGCCGCCCTGCTGCTCTGCATGGCGGTCGCGGTGGCGGGATACAAGTGGGCCGAGGCTGCAAACGACGGGTGGGCCGTGAGCGTGATGGCGGACTGATCGGCTTCTTTTGAAAGGGCAGGACTGTGGCTACGACCGACGTGAAGAGACTGGATTGGACTGTGACGAACTGGAAAGACGGAATTCCGTCCCAATGGCAGGCCCGGCGAGGCGATATCAGGGCGGCCATCGATTGCCTCGGGCAAACGAAATACAAAGTCACGATTGTCACCAACTCTAACCTCTATGAAGAGGCTGGCATTACTCATATCGCCGACGCAAAGGATTGGGCTGACCGCGTCAGCGGCCACCTTTCGGGCCAGACGCTGACTGCCAACACGGTGGGGCGGAATCTCCGGGATCAAATCGATCGCTGCCACCTCGATCAACGAGCATCCCGCAACGCCTTCACCCTAGTCGAACTGCTGGTCGTCATGTTCGTGCTGGCGATCCTCATCGCCCTGCTGCTGCCCGCGATCAACGGGGCGGTTCGATCGGCCAAGGACGCAACGGTCACGGCCGAGATCAACATGCTCGCCACCGGGCAGGCGGCGTACAAGTCGATGCGTGGCCACTACCCGCCCAGCAAGATCGCCCTGTGCGAGACCGGCGACTACTCCGCCGCGACCTGGCTGGACCTGGCGCCCGAGCTGGCCCCGTTCCGCGAGGAATCCCGGCGTCGGCTGAACGCGGCATTCCCCCGCGTCGTCCTGTCCACGATCCCGCTGGAGGAGCCGCTGCCGGTGCGGGGCGGGGGCTACGACTTCGACGGGGACGGCAAGATCAACCCCGTCCCCGTCCTGCTGACCGGCGACGAATGCCTGGTGTTCTTCCTCGGGGGCCTTCCGGCGCCACACGCCGGGGGCTTCGGGACGCAGGGGTTCGCCAAGAGCCAGACCCAGCCCTTCATCGGCGACTCGGTCGAACTCAACCGCGACAAGCCCCTGTTCGAGTTCCAGGCCGGGCGATTAGTGGACCTCGACGGGGACGGCTTCCCCAGCTACGTCGATCCGCTCGGGTCGGGGACGGGGCGGCGGGCCTACGCCTACTTCTCCGCCTACAACGGATCGGGCTACGACCCCGACGATTGCAACCTGGACGGGGAGCCCGTCGGTGCCTTCGCCACGTACCGCGGGCTGGTCGTCTCGCCGGGCCCGAACCCGTACACCAGCGGGCCGAGCCTGCCGGTGGCCGAGCCCTACGCGACGGGCGGGCTCAAGCCGCCGCCGATCCCCAACAGCCGGTGGCACAAGCCGGACACGTATCAGATCGTCTCGGCGGGGCGGGACGGCGTCTACGGGCCGGGGGGATGGTGGGTGGCCGAGGACGTGATCGAGAAGCTGCCGTACCCGGCCATCGGGACGGTCCAGGCGGGCGGGCCGGCTCAGCCTTCGACGGTGCGGAATGATTCGGAGGGGGATAACCTGACGAACTTCGCGAAGGGGACGCTGCGATAAAGCTCAGCCACACACCATCGTCGCAGCACGGGGGCCCATCGCGGCCCCTGTTTTTATGCGCCGTTTATGAGTCATTTATGCGTCGAAAATTCACAGTTTTCAAACTTCGATCTTGAACTAATTCGTGACGAACATTAAAGTGTACTCGTTCGATCGGTGATCGGACGAAAGGAGGCTCTTTGAAAATTGAGTTCGAGTGGGACGAATGGAACCTGGGGCATTTCGCCCACAGGCCAATCACAAAGGAGGACTGCGAGCGAGTGATAAGCGACCCGAACCACGAACCGGAAGCAAGCCGATCAAGCGGACTTCCGATCGGGTTCGGGTGGACCGCCAAAGGAAAGCGGTTCTTAGTCGTCTACAGGGTCAAACGACACCAGCCGATTAAGCTGGTCCGGGTGATCACAGCCTACCTCGTCTAGAGGGGTGGGCCGCAAACCTGACCGCTGGCTGGGGGCTGCAACCCCCGGCCAGCCTCTTTCATTCTGACACACAACCCGAGAACAAGGGAAGCCGATATGGACAAGCCAACGCCAAAACCGGGAGAACCGGGATACGATCCGTACTATGATCCCAACACGCCTGAAGGGGCCGAGATTGCCTGGCTCGACAAGGAGCAGCCGAGCGAAGAGCGGCTACGGGCGATGGGATTTTTTGAGGACCAAGGCGGAACGGTGTACCAGCCGCAATGGTACTTCATCACGCAGGTCGCGTCTGAACTCAAGACCGCCAGGGAAGAGCATGGCTGGACTCTCGACCAGGCAGCCGAGAAGTCGGGCGTGTCTCGCGTGGCGATCTCCAAACTGGAGAATGCCCGCCACCTGAATCCGACGCTCGATACGCTCTACAAGATCGCAGCGATCTATGGGAAGGCGGTCAAGATGGAGTTGATCCCGATTGAGGACGATTCGACGGATTCAGTGTCGTAGTCGTGTTGACTTGCGGTGGTGAGCGACCTATTATTGCATTGTCGGATCTGAGCGCCGGCCAGTCTGGTCAGTAGGATCCCACCGGGGTCGCATCGTACATGGGGCACGGTTGTGCCGAGGCCACAGGTCTCTCAGCGAAACGACGCTGGCTAGAATGCGGTTCGATCCCTCTTATGGTGCCCGCGGGGGTAGCCAGTCCTCCCGGACGCCTTCGCGGCCAACAGCGAACCGCCAGTAGGCGATTCCAGGACCCGTCCGTTGGTCGCCACGCCTTGAAAGCTGCCCTATATTGCTTGTCTCGACCCTGCCGGGGCAAGTGAGCCATGCCAGCCCGTCATCCCTCGTTGGAGATGGCGGGCTGGCTGTGTTTCCAGGGCCGGGCAGGGCAGGGGAGTCAGGCGGGCTTGGCTTCGCGCCGGAGCAGGATCGTCTTGAGGAGCAGGGCAGCACTCATCGCGTCCTCGTAAGCGACCGCCAAGCCGTCGTCATCGGCTAAGGATGCGCCCTGGCACTCCTCGATCTCTTTACGGAGATAGACTATCAGATCGAGCGATTCCTGATAGGCGTCCACGAGGGCGTTCCGGCCGTCGCCAACGCAGAGCGGGGTGCCGTACTTCTTGGCGCCGATCGAATCCCGCTCGCATGCGTCCAGGGCGATGAGGCACGCGACCTCGGCGGTCTTGGTCCCTTCCGAGAACTGGCCGGCGTATTCCTTCATGTCCGCGATCACCAGCGGCCAGACCGGCTGGCCGGCGATCGGGATAGGCGCGGGCTCGGGCGTGTTCAGTGACATGGCGATGACTTCCCGGTGACAAGTTGATGACAGGGCGGGCTCAAGATCCGAGCGGGATGGCGGGGTTGATCGAGACGGGGGCCTCGCCCGGCTCGATCCGGCGGAACTTGCTCGCCGTGTGGAAGGGCAAGCCGCCGACAACGAAGCCGGCGTGCTTCACGAGCTTCCAGCCGATCGCGTCGACCGCGTCTAGCGGGAAGTGGGCGTCCCCCGCGTAGTCTCCAGCGACGCTCGTGATCGCCAGTTCGTCCCACAGGTGGCAGGTTGCCGCGTAGACCTCGGCCCCGCCGATGATCCAGACACGAGGCGTACCCCAATATTCGTGGTAGCCGATCGCGTCTTCGATCGACGGGGAGACCCGGAAGCCCTTGCCGATCTTCGGTCCCGACCGCGACAGGACGATGTTCTCCCGGCCATCCAGCGGCTTCCCGAGCGAGCAGAACGTCTTCCGGCCCATGATGACCGGGCAGCCCATCGTCAGGGCCCGGAACCGCTTCAAGTCGCCCGGCAGGTGCCAGGGGAGCTTCCCGCCGGCCCCGATCAGTCCGTTGCGGTCCATCGCCACGATCGCGCAGACGATCATATAGCCACCTCGCCCGAGAGCCTGGGATGGGACGCATAACTATCGAGTGAGACCCACGACGGGTCGAACCGGTCGATCGAGCCGAAGCGGGAGTCGATCTTCAGCGTCGGCAAGGGCAGGGGGTCGCGCGTGAGTTGCTCGGCCACCTGATCGAGGTGGTTCGCGTAGATGTGGGCGTCGCCGAACGAGTGGATGAACTCGAACGGCTCGAGCCCCGAGAGGCTCGCCATCAGGTGCGTCAGCAGGGCGTAGCACGCGATGTTCCAGGGGACGCCCAGGAACAGGTCCGCCGACCGCTGGTAGAGGTGGCAGGACAGCCGGCCTTTGCTGACGTAGAACTGGCAGAGCGTGTGGCATCCCGACGGGCCTTTGACCTGCCGCATGGCCGACGGGTCCCAGGACGTGAGGACCAGCCGCCTCGCCCGCGAGTCGTGCGGGTCGTCGGCCACCGCCCGGATTCCCGCCGCCAGTTCCGCGATCTGGTCGACACGCCCGCCCCGGCCCTGCCAGTTCCGCCACAACGCGCCGTAGATGGGCCCGAGGTCGCCGCCCTCCGTCGCCCAGGCGTCCCAGATGCGGACGCCCGATTCGTGGAGCGGGGCGACGTTGGTCGATCCGCTCAGGAACCACGCCAGCTCCGCGGCGACCTGGCGGAACGGGACGTACTTCGTCGTGACGATCGGGAAGCCGTCGCGTAGGTCGTGGCGGCACTGATGGCCGAAGACGCTCCGCGTGGACGGCCGCTCGCCCGTGCTGGCCAGGACGGAACGCGACGGCTGGTCCTCGCCGTGGTCCATGACGTGCCGCAGGAGGTCGAGATACTGCCTCATGCGGGCCTCCGCCCCAGGAACCCCGGCCGGGCCAGCCTCGCCCGGTCGGCCGTCAGCACCATCTCGAACGCGTCCTCGCCCGAGTCGGGGAAGTGGCCCCGGATCACCCGCCGCCCCAGGAATCCCTGCTCGCGCAGGAACAGCTGCCCGTCCAGGTTGGTCTCGCGCACGTTGATCAGCAGCCGCCCCCAGGTCGCCCCGTCGAGCTTCGCCGCGAGGGCCCGGACCAACGCCTCCCCGACGCCCAGGCCGCGGTATTCGGCGTCCACGACCAGCTTGTGCACCTCGATCGTCGGCCGTCTCGCCTCGTACAACGCGAACCCGACCGCCGAGCCGGCCGATTCGGCCACCCGGCCCATGCAGCCGCGTCGGGCCAGGAACTCGGCCATGCGGGGCCCCGTCCAGTCCCAGGGCGTGCCCGCGAAGTCGATCTCCGCCGCCGCCCGGATGTGCTCGGCGGTCATCCAACGCACCGTCGGCCTCAGCGGCAGGTCCGAGTGTGGCCGCGGCCTCACCTCGCCCGCGAGCAGGGGGTGACCCATTCTCACCTCTTCTGGAACAAATGTTGATTCCACGCGACGCGGGAAAGATCCGGCCTCTGCCCGCGAATGATTCACGTCGGGCCGGTGAGCAAGGTCCCCGCATCGCACCGAGAGAATGTATCAAAAGCTCACCGGCGACGGCAAGAACAAGATGGCTTGGTGAGGAAGTGTGACAATCCGGCTTTTAGATGGGACGCTAGACTTGGAAACTTCGTGCGCAGAGATTAAGTCTGGGGCTATGGACTTCGCAAAAAAGGTCGCCCTGCTGCGAGAACGTCGCGGACTCACCCAGCGTGAGGTCGGCGACTACGTCGGCGTCTCGCGGTCGAACGTCACCCGCTGGGAGCGCGGCGAGCACCGCCCGCAACTGGCCACGATCGAGAAGATCGCGGAACTCTTCTCGGTGCCGGTCACCTACTTCCTGGACGACGACCAGTCGGCCCTGCCGCCGATGAGCCGGTACGACCAGGAGTTCGAGAACAAGATCCTGGGGTACGTGCGGTTCATCGGCTACAAGGAAGCCTGGCGGCTCCTGACGCAGATCGAGCCGCCCGAGGCCAGCAAGTAGTCAGAATTCGACCGAGCACAGGCTCCCGTCGGCGTTCAGGCTCACCGACGCCGCGGGCCTGCCGTCGCGCCAGATCACCGTCGAGCGGTCGGGATTCCCCCCTCCCGACGCCCGGCGACCCTCCGCCTCCAGCACGGGCCCCAGCGTCAGCCGGCGGCCCCAATAACAGCGCGTACAGATCACCTCGTCGCCGGCGCCCTCGACCGCCAAGTAGGACAGGACCGGGCCCGTCTCGCCGCCGCCGGACCAGCGGTACACCCCGCCCCCTAGGCCGGGATCGAAGTCCGCCGCGATGTCTTCCGCTTGAACTTCCAATGGATCACCCCGCACCGAGTCATGCTGGCAAACAACGATGAAGACGCCAGCTTATTCATGAGACGTGTTCGCGTCAATTCTCGCACAAACCCCCAAGTATCACGATCCGTCGGACGCCCCGCCGACGCCCGCAAGGCGGCGTGTGAAGACCCCGGGGCCGCCCCTCACAGGCAGACTTTAGTGTACTGATATTCAGTATGCAAGCATTTCGGGCCCGGATTCGGCCGAAACGACGCGGGGTGGGAGCCGAGGGCGATTTAGGCGGGTTGGGCGTTAGGTTTGCGGGATCGATGTTGAATTTTGGCAACGCCTACCGGAGGGGCGTTTCGCGCGGGGCGGGGGGCGGATCACCGTCCGTCCAGGAGGATCGCGGCCTTCTCGTTATTGAGCTCGATTTTCGTGTCGGCGTGGACCTCGATCGGCGTGCACCATTCGATGTAATCCGCCTCGGAGCGATACTTGGCGTAGGCGAGGTATTTGCCGTCGGGGACGTCGGCGATCCTGAACCGGCCGCTATGGTCGGTCACGGCCCGGGCGACCGTGGCTTTCCCGGCGATCGGCGGCCAGGTGGGGTCGTCGGTGTATTTGCGGATCTTCTGGAAGTCCGTGTAGGCCGTGCTGGTGATCATCTCGTGGCGGCAGGCCAGGAAGACCAGCAGGAGGTTCACGTCGTCGCGGACCGTCTTGCCGGCGAAAGCCACGGTCGAGAGCAGGGCACCGCTCTCTTCTTCCCCGAGGTCCCCGATCGGGACCATCGGCTTGAGGATCCGCACGCTCAGGTCCGGCAGCGTGATCGCCTTGCCGTTCTTGAGCTCGAGCACGACCTGGCCCTCGACGCTCCATTTGAGCCTGGATCGGGCCTCCGCTTCTTCGGCCTCGCGACGCCCTTGCTCCTCCCGGAGTGCGGCCAGTTCCGCGGCTCGCCGTTCCTCGATCAGCTTCTTCCGCTCGGCCTCGACCTGCGGCAGGATCCTGGCAACCGTCTCGCGGTCGGAATCGAGCGTCTGACGCGTCCCCTCGTCCCCGAGGCCGTCGGGCGAGGCCATCCGAATCGACTCCATGAGCGTGGCATAGCCGTCCAGGATCTCGCCCTCCCGGATCAGTCCGTGGCCCTGCTCGTGCAGCCGCTGGATCTCGTCGATCTTGCCCATGCGGATGTTGTGGTTGGAGACGAAGATGCCTCCTCCAACGACCAGGAGCACGATGACGAGCGTCCCGCCGAACGCAACCGGGTCCTTCATCCACCGGACGATCCAGCCGTCGGGCCGGGAATCGGCTGCCGTCGCGGCCTGCGGCTCAGGCTCGGGCTCGGGCTCCGCTTCAAGCACCGGGACCGCGAACTCGACCGGAATATCCAGATTCGCCCCGCACTTCGGGCACTTGGCCACCCGGCCCGCCAGTTCGTCGGGTGCCTTGAGTTTCTTGCCGCATGGGCAGGTCACTGAAATCGGCATGAGAAAACCCGCAGGGATGGTGCCGTTGATTGATGGCAACCATTCTTGCGGGTTATGAGGCGATTCGGCAAGGGTAAGCCAGATCACGAAGCAAGGCGGTTAGCTGTTCTCGCCTTGCCTGTCAGGTCGAGGCTCATCGAATCCCTGCTCCTTACCATATCTCGCTAATGCTGCATCAACGAGCTTCGACGTGTCCGTCATGCAGTGTTTTGCCATCTTCTCAACCCAACTGCGCCATTCCTTCGATCCCCTGACCGTGATTGCCGTCGGCTGCTTGCTCACTGATTTCTTAGGTTTGTCGGGAGCCATGTCGGGGCATCCATAAAGACGAGACAACATCCAGTCTGACGGGATTCTAGCACCGACTTAACTCTACGCAATACCCGAGAGGAATCCAGACCGGATTTTATTTCCCTTTTCTGTTGACTCAGTACAGACCCAGAGTTAATATGCTCTTGTCGGGTCGAGAGACGCGACAAACGAAAACGGCCCGGCCGGGAGATTGAGCCCTCCCGACCGAGCCTGAACCAAACCCCGCTAGCACGAGGTCAGGTCTGATGAACATGGTAGTCTCCCGCCCCCGGTCCGTCCACGCCTCCATCCCCGTCTCCTCCTACGGCACCGACGCGATCGAGATCCTCGACCGGATCGACGACATCGCCCTCATCCAACTCTCCCTCTCGGACCAGATTGACGCCACCTGGGGCGACGACAGCGATGCCGCCTTCGACGCACGCAAGGCGATTCTCGCTCGGTCCAACGAACTCTCGCGGAAGTCGGCCGAACTGCACCGCCACCTGCGGGCGATCCAGGCCGACCCGGCTTGCGGCGACGTGCTCGCCGACTTCGCCGCCGACGAAGCGATGGCCCCGGCCGAGTTCGTCCGCCTCCGCGCCGAGATGGACGCCCGCGCCGAGGTCGAGGCCGAGCTGGACGAGATCGCCAATCACGAGATCGACGAGCAGTACCGCCTGATCGAGATGTTCGACGCCCGCGAGGCGTTCGAGTTCGGCCTGGCGGAAGAGTCCTGCTACGTCTTCGAAGCCTGAGCCCGCCCCTCCGAGCCCTCACCCCATCCAAGCCGGAGAAGACAATGTCCAGCGTCCCCGTACTACCGAGCGACCGCAACCGCCTGGAGACGATCGAGTTCCACGGCGACCAACTGCAAGCGATCCGCACCCCGGAAGGGCAGGTGCTCGTCTCCGTCCGCCGGATCTGCGAGAGCCTGGGGATCGACCTGACGACCCAACTCAAGAAGCTCAGGGCATCTTCGTGGGCTCGTATGGGCATTATGCCCACACCAGACGAGAGAGGACATGTGCAGGAACAATTCCTGCTCGACCTGAACTCCGTCCCCATGTGGCTGGCGACCATCAACGTCGGTAAGGTCGGCCCGGAGATCCGCCCGAAACTCGAGCTTTTCCAGGTCGAGTGCCGCGACGCCCTGGCCCGCCACTTCGGCCTGCTGCCGCCCGTCCAGCCTGCCGGCGTCAACTACGCCGCGATGCAGACCGACTTCGCCGCCTGCCTGGCGATCGTCGGCATGTGCGGCCTGGAGGGCAACCAGGCGTTGCTCGCCGCGGACAAGGGATACCGCAAGGGCAGGGGAGTTAGCGTCCTCGATCAGCTTGCCATCGCCCTGCCGTCGCCCGAGAACGAGAAGTTGTGCACGCCGACCGAACTGGGCGCGATGCTCGGCGGGATCGGCCCCCGCGACGTCAACCTCCGGCTCGCCTCCGCCGGGCTCCAGGTCAAGCCCCGCAAGCACTGGGAGATGACGCCGGCCAGCAAGGTCTTCGGGGTCTACGTGGACCTCAACAAACGCCACTCCGACGGGACGCCGATCCAGCCGATCCGCTGGAAGGCCGCGGTGCTCGACCTGATCCGGGCCGAGCCCGCCGCGGGGCCCGAGCCGTCGCCCGCCGTCCTGAGCCTGAGATGACCGAACCCTCGAGACGAGGTGACGCATGTTCCCAGTCCCGCTCGTCGTCCGCTGCGAGGACCTGCCCGAGCCCGACCCCTACGAGCACGGGGCGGTCCACCTGATCGGGCCGCTGGCCCCCGGCAGGCGGTTCCGGCAGTTCACGCGGCTCGGGGTGGAGCAGGGGGAGGTCAACTCGATCACCCTCCTGATCGGCTCCGACCTGACATTGGAGAAGGCGTTGGCCTGGTCGGCGCAGAGCCTGCCCGACGGCCGAGACGATGCCCCCGACACCTGGCACTACGAGATCCACGATGGCACGCTCCACGTCGCGACGCTCCGGGCGACCCCACGCGGCCCGGTCGTCGAGTTCCCCTCGTCCGTGGCCCGCTGAGGTCGAGCCCGAGGCCCCGAGGCCGCTCCGCTCGATCCTGAGAGAATGCGTCCGCGAGTTCAGCCCGGACGCCCTGCCGTACCGCCCCGCGAGGTATGTCCGCCACTACTCCGAAGTGACCGAACTGGAACGGGCCCCGGCCCGCGCCTGACCGAATGTCGCCCCCGGCCGGGATGGTGCGGGCGATCTCACCCACCACCGCAGGGAAGGCCCCGGACCGACGACCGCGGAAGGATTGCTGACGATGTCCCTGGGAATCTCCCTGGCGGTCTCAAGCCATCAAGGCTCGGACCTACTGAACCTGGTCATCGACCTGTCCATGCCCGCCGCCCTGGCCGGCGTGATCGTCCTCGGCTCGCTGCTGATGTTCTCCTGGCGCAAGCACTTGTGACCGTCATAATCGACCCCGCAATGCAGGAACGGGGGCCGGCGCGCGATGGCCGGCCCCCGCTTTGTTCGCCGGGTGATTGCAATCGGTGGTGTCAGCACGACAGAATGTCCCCCGGAAGATCCCGCCCGGAGCCCGTCCAAGGAGGAACCCCGATGCCCGCCCGCCTGCCCATCCTCGCCGCGGTGCTCGCCGCCGCGTTCGCCGCCCGGCCCGCGTCCGCCGAGTCCGTGACGTTCCAGGTCCAGAACGCCCAGGTCACCGCCACCCTCACGATCTTCAACCCCGGCGGCGGGGTCGAGAGGCTCAGTACCGCGTCGTCCGGGACGCTGTCCTTCAAGGTCGAGACCCGCGACCCGGAGGACCCGTTCCCGCCGTACATCGAGATCGGCTTCGACTCCCCCGAAATGGCGTTCCTCTCCATCTCCGACCTGACCCAGGGCGAGGCGGTCAACTCGGCGAGGGTCTACCGCGGCCCGGACGGGGTCGGGATCAGCGGCAGCTACACGAGCCGCATGGAGAGCGGCTGGTTCTCGGCCTTCGACCCGACCTCGACGGTGCTCGACACGGGATTCCTGGCGGTCGGGACCGTCGAGGGCCTGGCGCAGGGGTCGGGGACGCTGTCCGACGGGCGGCGATTCGTCGGCGACATCCAGTTCTCGATCACGCTGCCCCCGCAGGTCGTGCCCGAGCCCGCGTCGCTGGCCATGCTCGGCCTGGGGCTGGCCGGGGTTTTGGGGCTCGCCCGCAGGTTCGCCTGACGGGCCGACTGAGCCTCGAACGCATAAGCGGGTGGGGTGGCGGTCTGGAGGGGTCGGATTTGATGTAAGTCGTTGGTGGCAATAGATAACACGGTGGCGCCCTGAGGGATGCAGAAGCCCTCCTTCCACGTGTCTATAGGGGGGTGAGGAAAGAAAAATACGATGGGCGGTGTCTCCCGCGTAGCCGGCTCGCTCCTTGCTTCGGAATAACCTAAAGTTTCAGACGTCACTCCCGGATATTCAAAGCAGTCAGGCTCAGCAAGCTTCGGGAAACAAAATGACAAACCAGCCGCCGTTCATCCTGTCACTCCACATCTGCGACCAAGTTATCCGGGACCAGCTAACAGGAAAGGTCTCGATTATCGGTTGCTTTGAAAACATCCCCGCTCACAAGTTTCCGGCAATGCATCCGCTAATGGCTGCTGTCGCCGAGCTAACTGATGCTCGAAGCTCGTTTCCCGTCACGCTTTTGCTCGTCCATGATGACGAGTCCTTGCCGCCATTAGCTAAGGCGGAACTGGAAATTGAGTCGTCCGATCCGCTCGCAGTCCATACAATAATGATTCAGATCCCCCAAGTGGTCTTTCCTGAACCAGGCACCTACCGCGTACAACTTTTCTCAAGCAGCACTTTCTTGCTGGAGAGAAGGTTAAACCTGTTCCTAATCCAGCCACCGGAGGCTACCAATGAGCCAGAGTAGCGTAATTCTTCCAGAAGATGTCAGGGTGTCAAAACCTGCTCAGCCGGAGTTTTCCGCGACGGTCTCGCTCACCACCGGCTCTGTTGGTTACGCTCCGAGCGGTACCAAGAAGGCCGACGTCAGGCCGCTGCGCAGGCCGGAATACCGCGGCCCGGTGCGAGAGCGAAAAGACGACTGACATCAGGCAAAATGCCAGCTAAAAAACGCCCGCCCCTCGCAGATCGCGGGAGGCGGGCGTCCTTCATTGGTCGGCTGCAATCTCGGCCGACTTGCAGTCGAGGCAGTCCTTCATGCAGACGATCTTGCCGGGCAGGCCGTCCTTGAGACACCGACGGTCGCAGCACCCGCACGCCTCGTCGACGACGAACGTGGTGCAGTCTTTCGCGGCCAGGAATGCGGGGTCGGGGGCCAGGTCCTCGGCCCGATGGGTCGGATAGAGCAGGTCGAAATTCTCGCGGGACGAGAGGTCGTGTCTCCATGCCAAGGGGCACCATCCAATCAGAGGCTGGCCGCCGATGCGGAAATGATGCCCGTTCCCGCCCCGGAATAACCGAACGTCGGCCCGGGGCAGGTCGTGCCCGTCATGTCGGAGGTCCCGTAGCTGGTGTCGAGGCCGAACGTGTTGTAGAAGTCGACTCCGACGCCGGCCTGGGCGGTTGCGAAATTGCAATCCCCGATGAGCGCGAAGTTGTAGACGGCGGTGTACCCCGTCCCGAGGTCGACCGGGTCGGAGGAATAGAACCAGGTGCCGCCCAGGCTGGTGAGGTTCGCGACGACCGTCCCGCTCGCGTTCGTCATCACCGGGTCGGACCCGTCGAAGAGGATCGTGATCGAGACCTGGGCCGGCATCGGGCGATTCCAGCAGGCGTTGCCCGCGGAGAGCCGGCCCGAGTAGAACCGGTCCTCATTGTGGTTCATCGTCAGCGTCTCGTTCTGAGGCCCGGTCGTCTCGCATCCCATGACGAGATAGCTCGGGAAGTCGAACGTCGCGAAGTCGGGGTGGGTCACCGTGAGGTCGAATGCGGCGCCGCGTTCCTGGAAGGTCCGGTGGATCTCGGGGAAATCGGCCATCCCCATCGAATCGGTGATGCGGGTCTCGTCGAACCCGTTCGGGCCGACGATCCTGACCGTCGCGCCGGGCAGGCGCTCGTGGTCGGAGAACCCGACGGGGCAGGGGTTGTTGATCCGGAGCCGGAAATACGCCGTGTTCTCCGACAGGTGCAGGAGTTCCACGGGGGTCGTCCCGGTCACGATGCTCGCCGTCGCCGTCGCCTCCTCCCACGTCAGGCTGCCCGACGTGTACCCCGGCGCGGTGATCGTGTAGGGATTGCCGGACGACGGGAGTTCGGGGGTCAGGTACTGGCCCAGGAAGTTCGTCACGCCCGTCGCGACCGTGATATTCGACGCGTTCTTGACCGTGACCGTCACGCCCGGCCGGGCCGCCAGCGAGCACCCGTCCCTGTCGGTGATCAGGAACCGGCCGCCGCCGCCCTTCTTGCGTGCGACCCACCGATGGGTCAGCCGCTCGCAAATCAGGTCGTCCCCCTGCGCCGGCTTGCCCGGCCCGACGAGGTAGACCGGCTGCGAGACCGACGTGTCCGCCGTGAGCGTCCCGGGCTGGCCCTCGGCCTCGGTGCCCAGGATGCGGACGGGGTTCACGACGAGGTATTTCTTGACCTCGATCTCGGCCGTGGGCGTCGTCACCCGGCCGACCATCCGCTGATTGCCCAGTTCGCCCGGGGGCTGGCGTCGGCCCCCGGCGTCGACCAGTCCGGAGCGGCCGGCACGCAGGATCTCCAGCTCGGCGTCGTCGTCAATCATACTGGAAGACCCAGCGGTGCGGGATGCGCGTGATGATCACCTCGGTCCCGGCCGGGGGGACGCCCCCGCCGAGGTTGCGGGCGAAGACCTTGGAGCCGGAAACGGCCGCCACGACGCCCGACGCGCCCTCGGCCTCGGTGCCCAATAGGCCCAGGATCTCGCACGCGTAGAAGACCTTGGCCGTCGCCGGGTACGATCCGTCGGAGACCGTGCGTGCCAGGAGCGTGGACCGGCCCAGCCCGGCGTCGTCGGCCGGCCCGGAGGCCGCGTCGGCGTCGGCCAGGCGTTCGGCACGCAGGATCTCCGCGTCGTCATATCCGCCCATCGCCGCGCCTCTTGGTCCGGCGTTCGTAGTTCACCCGGGCCGTCCCGGCGTCGGAGAGCGAGAGTTGCGTCGTCTGCGACACCCCGTCGTGCTGGACGGCGACGACCACCGGCAGGTCGGGATTGATGAGCGTCCCCTTGTCGGTCCTGAGCGACAGGCCCCGCCCCTGGATCGAGCGGATGCGGTCGCCGACCTGGTAATGGGTCGTCAGGTAGGGGATCGTGATCCCGTCCCCCTCCAGGACCCCCAACTCGGTCGCGTTGCGGGCGGCGGCGGCCTCGTACTCGGCGGTCTCGGTGTCGTCCCGGACCACGATCTCGGTCTCGCCCTCGGACCCCTCGACGAAGAACTCGCTGGAGTTGGTGATCGTCTCCTTGCGGAGCCGGTCGCCCGCGTCGATCGTCCGGGTGATGGATCGCGAGATCGGCGACCGCTCGGTGGGCTCGGCCACGCCGCGGAGCCGGACGTCGGTCTCGGCCACGCAGGTCAGCCGCAGCACGAAGTTCGACGTGCCGACCTGGGCCTGGTCCTCGACCCCCTTGACCACGCCCATCGGGTAGGGGGCCCCGGCGGTCTTGCACTCGCCGACCTTCCAGTCGTTGGGGTGCTCGCAGCTGACCCAGATCCCGATGCGGTCCTGGAGCAGGACCCAGCCCCCCTGGCACTCCTGCCAGGTGCCCGATCCGTCCCAGAGGCCGGGGTCGCCGTAATAGTCCTTCGAGATCGAGAGCGTGGCCCTCAGCGGCGTGCCGTTGGCGTCCCTGGTCAGCAGTTCGCGGATCGGCTTGCGGCGGCGGACCACCATAAGGCCCTCGTCCTCGGGGTCGAAGACCTCCTTGAGGTCCGGGACGGTCGTCAGCTTCTCGTCCTCGCCCGGCTCGTAGTGGCCCTCGCCGGTCTCGTCCAGGACGTAGAGCCGGTACTTGTTGCGGCGGCCCTCGGTGGAGTTGAAGTTCTCGTGGCTGCGGTCGTAGATGTCGAGGGTCGAGATCGACGCGGAGTCTCCCGAGGCGGACGGGAAGCCGGGGTAGAGGATGAACGACGCCTCCTTGCGTTCGAGCGCCCCGAGCACCTCCCAGCGGTTGACGACGTTGGTGACGTCGCGGCCGATCGAGCCGGCGAAGAAGTTGGTCGAGCCCATGTCGAGGTCGGAGCCCTCGGGCTGGAGCCAGAGGTCCTTGACCGGGCCGCCCTGCTGGGCGAAGACGTCGAGGGTCGTCAGCGGCTTGCCGTCCTCGGTGGTCGAGAGCCGGAACCGCATCCCGAATCCGAAGTCGCGGATCAGCTCGTACAGGACGTTGGGCCAGTCCCGGCCGGTGATCGGGGTGTCCCGGATCACGATCGGCTTGGCCTCGTAGGTCAGCGGGTCCGACGGGTCGAAGTCCTCCTCGCCGGCCGGCACCTTGGCGACGAGCAGGTCCTCCAACTCGGCCGTCAGCGGATTCTCGACCTGCGGCTGGTCCTTGTTGTGGTGCCAGACGAGGTAGCAGGCGGCCCCGGCCAGGTCCCAGCGGCGGCCCTCGTAGTCGGGCGTCCCGGCCATCCCCTCGTCGAGGAACCTCGGGTAGCTCTCCCCATTCTCGGGCGTGCAGTTGGCCAGGCCCTCGGGATTGAACCGGGCCGGGATGTCGGTCTGGACGTCCCGCTCGGGGTCGGTCGGGGCGGAGGCGTCCCGCTGGTATCGGCCGCCGATCGGGGTGTCCCAGAGCGCCCGGGCGATGCCGACCGCCGCAATCTGGACGGTCTCGGACTGGCCGGAGAGGTCGAACGAGAAGTCGGTGGCGATGCCGTCGAAGATCGCCTCGCGCCCGCCGTCGGGCCGGGTGGCGAAGACGACGAGCCGGTCCCCGGCGTCGACCGTGCCGGGCAGGTCGAACGAGATGTCGAGCGCCTGGGCGACCGACTGCGGACCGTAATCTCCGCCGAAGATGTAGGCGAACATCGCCGATCCCGGGTCGCTCCCCTCCTGGATCGACGAGCCCAGGAACTGGACGTTCGGCAGTTCCTCGAAGACCGGCGGCGGCGGGCCGGGCTCCTCGGGGTCTTCGGGCTCCTCCGGTTCTTCCGGGTCTTCCGGGTCTTCGGGGTCTTCCGGCTCCTCGGGGGGAGGCTCGGGCGGGGTGTAGCGGTAGACCTGGAGCAGGGCCGCGTCGACCCCCAGCAGGGCGAATCCCTCCTCGTCGCGGGCGATCCAGGGGTCCGTCAGCGGCATGGGGGCCTCACGCGTGGTGGAACAGGGTCACCGTGAACGACCGGCCCCAGCCGCCGTTGGTTGGCTGGACCTCGTCCTCGGAGACGTACGTTTCGATGCAGACGTGCGGCCAGGCCGAGCCGTTCAGGTCGGTGAAGACCGACGTGAGGCCCGACCGCAAGAAGTTGAACAGGATCTGCTCGGCCGCGGCGATCACGGCGGGCGTCTCGCCGAGCCACATGGCGTGGATCACGGTCCGCCCGCCGCGGCTCCCGAGGTTCTTGGAGAACATCCCGTTGACGCCGGGCGGGGCGAAGAACTGGCGGTCGTTGGGGTTGGGCATGGCCGCCACGACCCAGGCGGTCCCGAAGATCGCCTGGCCGTGGAACGTCGGCGGGAAGATCGTCGCTGGGTCGGGCACGGTCCGGCCTCCCGATCAGGTGGCGTTGACGACGGAGATCGGGTCGGCGTCGAGGGCGGAGCCGAAGCAGTCGAACGAGTAGGTCGTCCCCGCGTAGTCGTCGTTCGAGCTGCCGTCGGGCTTGGACGAGAGCACGGCGTTGATCGCGGTGTAGGTCCTCGCCCCGCTTCCGGTCCCGTTGTGCAGGTCGTTGAGCGTGCCGACCACGGTGCAGACGGTGCCGATCGCCACGCTGTCGAGCGCCGAGAGGTCGCCGCAGGAGATCGAGACCGATCGGGCCTGGTTGGTCGTGCGGATCGCCCTGGCGTGCTGGCGGTTGTCGCCGAAGAACGGCTTGTTGGTGCCCGACCGGTTGAACGACACGTCCGTCACGCCGGTCAGGTTGATCGCGGACCCGCCGTTCGGGGTGACCGTCACGCCGGTCCAGTTCATGTAGAGCTTCGTCGCGGGCATGGGACGTCACCTCGCCGGATGTTGATTGGTCAGTCGAACGCCTGATGGACCCGCTCGCCGGATCGGCGGACGGCTTCCTTGGTCAGCCCCCAGAAGACGCGGGGCGGCTGGTTGTCGTTCGCGGGGTCCTGGAACCACTCGGCCTCGGCCTTGGCCTCGGGGGAGTTGCCGTAGGTCAGGCTGGCGGACGCCTCGCCCACGATCCGGAAGCCGTTCATCTCGTCGTCGCTGGACATCAGCCCTTCGAGTTCCGAGATGGGCCGGCCGGGGTGGGTGCGGGCCTTCTGTTTCGCGTAGGACTCGCTGAGGTCGGCCCAGGCGTTGCCGTCGGGGTCCTCCTGGCGGGCCATGCTGGCCTTCATCTCCTCGACGGCGATGTCCATGAGGTCCGTCGCCAACTCGCCGCGGTCGAGCCGCATGGCGTCGACGTGGCGGTCGAGGTCGCCGAAGATCGGGACGACTTGAGGAGACGCCATCAGCGTCGGGGCACGACGGCCCCGCCCCCGTTGTTGCCGAAGCCGCCGGGGGCATTCGCGCCGCCCCGCTGCCTGGCCTGGTCGCGAATGTCCTTCAGGACGCTGAGGATTTCCTTGGAGTTGTCGCCGTAGGGGTTGCCGCCCCTGGCGATGACGTCGGGCGAGAGTTCCTTGAAGATTTCCGCGAACGACTTGCCGCCCGTGGCCATCCCGGAGGACAGGCCCGGATAGCGGGATTCGACGTCGATCCCGACGTCGGAGGCCGACTTGGCCAGCTGCCTGGACGCCTCGACGTCGATCCGGGCCTGCCGGCTCCCTTCGTTGGCCGGGTCGAACCAACTCGTAGGCGCGCCGATCGTGGTGAACCAGTCCACGAGGGAGTCCCCGGTCCCCGTCCCGAATGTGTCGATCCCCGGGCCGCCCGGCTGATTGGGGTTTTGCAACCGGCCCTCGGCGCTTTTACGGGCGATCTGGAGGTTCTCCTGCTCCAACCCCCGCATGTACCTGCTCACCGCGATGCTGTTCTCGCCCATCCGGGCCGCCACGGCCGGGTCGTTCGCCATCCATTTCTCGGTCGCGGCGATCTCCTGGCCTCCCATCCCGGCCCGGGCCCTCGCGTCCTTCGTCCGGATGTCGATCAGGTCGAGGTTCTTCGCAAATCCGATCAACGCCTTGCGGTCGCCCTGCTCGCCCCATCCTCGCTCGGAGAGCCAGCGGTCGCCCCCCTCGCCGGTGATCATCGGGGCCAGGGTCCGGAGCTTCTCGACGTCGCTGCCGACCTTGTCCAGGCCGAACTGCTTGAGCGTGTCGCCGGCCTTGCCGGTCACCCGATTCAGGGCGCGATTGAGCCTCTTGACCTCGGTGCCGGCGGTTGCCTCGCTCTTGGTGATCGTCGATCCGACCGAGACCAATGCCCCGATCTCCGAGAGGTCGGCCACGCCGTTGCCGATCAGCGACGCGGCCTGACCGACCGACGAACTGGTCAGGGCCGAGACCTTGCCGCGGCCCTCGTTCAGGGCGTAGGAGAGCGCGGCGAACTGGCCGGCCACGTCCTCCTTGGAGGTGATCGGCATGTACTGGCCCATGACGCCCGCGAGGTCGCCCGAGGTCTTCGGGTCCATCCCGTACTTCAATCCGATCTGGCCCGCGGTGATCGCCATCTCCTGCTTGAAGGCTTCCAGCGTCGGGTCGCCCTCCTTCAGCCCGGCCGCGCCGCCGGGGCGGATGTTCCCCTTCTGGTGCCCCGCGGGGAACGAGCCCTCGAAGGACTCGAGCAGGTCGACGGCCTCCTTCTCGCGGAGGCCCGTCCGGGCCATGATCCCCATGACGGTCGGGGCGGTCTCGGCGGTCGTCCCCTCCTTGCGGAGGTTCTGGAGTTCCCGCAGCGAGTCGTAGAGTTTCAGGTTCTCCTCGGCCGTCTCGCGGGCGTAGTCGCGGACCCGCTGCATCTCGTCGGCGACGGCCCCGAAGACCTGCTTGACCTCGGAGACGACCATCGCGGCCGTCACGAACTTGCCGATCGACGCACCGGCGCTGGTCGCCGACTTGCCGACCTTGCCGATGTTGCCGTTGATCGACTGGAGGGCCGCCGCCGCCTTCGCCGCCTCGGCCGTCAGGTCGGCGAGGTCCTGGGTGAGGTTCTTGACCTTGGCGTCGGTCCTGCCGATCGCGGCGGTCGCCTTGCCGACGTCGCCGAGCGACTTCTTGCTCTTCGATGCCGACGCGTCGAGCGCGTCGATGGCGGCCTTCAGGCTGTTGATCGCGGCGACCGACTGCGGCACGTTCGCCGTGTCGTACCGGATCACGTACTCGCGGTCGGCCACGTCCTGGCTCCTTTAGACCCCCGGGGGCGGGCCGATCGTGTCGAGTTGGGTCCGCTTCTGCCGGGCCTTCAGCGCGGCGACGTACCGGTTAGGGTCGGCCACCCGACCGGACGCGACCAACTGGGCGAGCAGGGCGGGCAGGTCGTGGTCGTGGGCCGCCCTGGGGTCGACTCCCCCGACGAAGAACGCCGTGCGGACCCAGTCGGAGTAGGTCCACTGCTGGTTCGTGTTGAGGATCGCCTGGTCCAGAACGGCCTTCGTGAAGCCGTCCTTCAGGTCCTCGCGGCCGAGGGTCGCGTTGACCAGGAAGAGGAACTCGGCCTGGGTGATCTCGTAGTTGAATCCGAGCTGGACCCACGCGAGCTTCAGGACGAGTTCCTTGTCGACGCGTCCCCGCAGGTGGATCTGGTCGAAGACCTCGTCGCGGACCTCGTCGAAGATCGCCTCGAAGTAGGTCGGGTGGAGCAGCCACTCCCGCCCGTCGGCGAGCGTCACCGCCCGGCCCCTGGCCCCCTCCTTCTGCCGCTGCTCCGGATAGGCCGGCGGGATGTCGGATTCCGTCGGTTCAGCCACCGGGCTTCTCCCTCGTCGTGTGGATCTCGAATCGCAGGGTCATGCACGCCAGGTCGAGCGACCCGCCGGGGGCCCGGACCGCCTCGACCGACGGCACGCGGCCCCGGTCCTGCGGGAAGCCCGAGACGCCCCGCTTCCAGCGGAATGAGACCTTCAGGAGCTCGTCCGCCAGCTCCTCGCCCAGCTCCGACGCCTCGTCCAAGTCGGGGTCGTACACCGAGATCCGCAGGTTGACGCGGAGCCGGTCGCGGTCGGCGGTCGTGCCTTCGAGCGAGGTCCCCTCCACCCGCATGACCGCGTAGGGCGTGACCCCGCCTCGCCTGGCGATGCCGGTGCGGAAGCCCCCCGTCAGGCGGCCGACGACCGGGAGCGTCAGGGCGTACTCGCGGATCGCGGCCAGGAGGTTGATGGGCAGGACGGGCTCGGGCCCTGCGGGGGGCGGCCCGTAGAACCACGCGAGGATCGGGTCGAACCCGCCCGCGAGGTCCGGCGGTTGCGGGGTGGCCGCGGGCTTGCCGAAGTGCCACGCGAAGATCGGGTCGAATCCGCCCGGCCCCGACTCCGGGGCGGGCGTGACCGGCCCCGGGCCGAAGGACCACGCGGACAGGACGGGATCCGGCATGGCTGGGTTACTCCGAGCGGCCCAGGATCACGAACGCGTCGCCCGCCGACGGGGCCGAGGTGAACGGCGTCTCGAAGGACAGAGCCCGGGCCGACGAGTAGCCGGTGACCTTGCGGGACTGGCCCGCGAGCGACCCGGTGGAGAATTGCAGGAAGGCCCCGGTGTGGAAGTTGGCGACGGCTGCCAAGCCCGACGACCCGGTGAATCCCGATGCGGCCGGGCTGGGGGAGCCGGCCACCGTCCCCGGCGTGCCGAGCCCGGCGTAGCTGGCCGGGGTGATCCCGCCCGGGGAGACCTTGATCCCGCCGCCGCTGGCCACGTCGAGCTTGTGGTCCGCCTCGACGAAGAGTCGGGCCGCGATCTGGTCGACGGTCGGGCCGCCGCTCCCGCCGTTGGTCGCGGTGACGTGGCCGCTGGCGTCGGTGTCGATCGGGTTGGCCGGCGTGACCAGGATCTGCTCGGCCGGGCTCATGCCCTCGGCATAGCCGGAGACGATCACGCTGCCGCCCCCGCCGCCGCCGTTCGGGGTGTTGATGAGTGCCGCCCCGGTGAACGCCCCGCCGGTGATCATGCCGGCCAGGGAAGCGGCCCCGGCGTAGGCGGAGGTCAGCGTCATGGCGTCGCCGGCCTTCGCGGGTGCGTAGTTCGGCTGCGATGCTGCGAGGACGACCGTCCCGTTGACCGATGCGGTGTACCCCGTCTTGTCGTTGTTGGTCCCGACCGTCACGGGGGCGATGACCGACGCGACGGCACCCCCGGAGAAGGTGGAGCGGGTGGAGACGGCCACGTCGAGCTTCGTGCTGTTGGTGTCGATCTCGGTGCGGACGGCCGCGGCGGTGGGGGCGAACCCCGCCTTGTCGGTCAGCGACCTGGTGGTGGCGGCCCAGACTTCCGCGGCGATGGCCTCGTGGTCGGCCTCGGTCAGTTCCGCGGGGATCGGGTCGGCCGAACTCCCGACGTTCGAGCCGTTGACCTTGCGGATGTCCGACTGGGCGAAGTCGGCCGAGGCCGGCGTGACGGGCGTCTCGCCGATCTTCGTGGCCTCGCCCAGCGTCCCGGTGTAGGCGACGAACTTCCCGGCGAAGGTGTCGCTGGGGGAGTCGCCCTTCCAGAGGTAGCCGCCCGCAGCGTCGGCGGTGAAGCCCGTCGTGATCTCGGATCCGACCGCGCCCGTGCCGTCGAAGAATCGCCCCTTGAGGGTGAGCCCGGTGGCCCTGGCGTCGATCGCGATCGTCAAACTGTAAGCCATGAGTCACCCCTGGGGCTGGTCGGGAATTGGAAGTCGGCCTCGATCGTCAGACCTGGATAGCGTCGTGGAAGAAGCTGACCATGACCGGGTTGCCGTCCTCGTCGGGCTCGCCCGAGTCGGTGTCGAGGATCGACAGGGCGGCGTCCTCGAGCATGTTGGCGTTGGCGTCGTACTGCGTCTCGCCGACCGCCGGGGCCCCGGCGATGTCCGCGAACGGCTGGCCGGTGACGTAGTAGACCTTGCGGGCGTCGGCCAGCGGCTTGAGGCCGGCGGCGAACGCCCCGGGGCTGGCGAACCCCTCGAAGACGATCTCGGCGTACTGCTGGTTGGGCTCGTGCAGCCGGTTGACGATCCGCTGGTCGGTCGCCCGCCAGTAGCTCTCGGGGATGATCTCGCCCGTGCTGCCGTCTCGGTAAGGCTTCAAAAAGGCCATGCTGGGTTGACTCCTTAGACGAGGGCGACCGCCTGGGTCGAGTTGTTCTCGAGGACGAGGTGGAGCCGGGGGTAGCCCGTGCTCGGCGTGAGCGAGCTGTTCGCGTTGCAGGTGATGGTGGCCACGTTCGAGGCCAGGCCGACGTCGAAGAAGACCCCCAGCGTCCCGGAGGACAGGGCCGACGAGGCGGCCGAGGCCCCGGAGACCGTCTTGGTCAGGGTGCCGGCCTTATTGACCATCGAGAGCGTGGTCAGCCCGCTGGAGACCTGGAAGTCGGTCCCGTCGGTGGACTCGACCGACCACTTCAGGGTCAGGCCGGCACGGCCCCCAGCGGGGAGGGCGACGGTGGCGACCGCGTGGTTCGTGTTGTTGGCTAGCGTCTTGTCGGGGGCGACGACCACTCGGTCGACCAGCGTCCCGGCGGTGGAGCCGGTCGCCAGGGCCCTGGGTGCGGTCTGGAGCCGCACGGCCCCGCCGCGGGCGTTGACGGTCGAGCCGAGGCCGGTGCTGATCCCGCCGGCCAGGATCACGTCCGAGCCGCCGATGTCGGTGCCGACCCCGCCGGTGGTCGTGTAGGCGACGGCCGCCACGGGAGACGGGTCGACGTGGCCCCGGCCGATGACCATCTTGTTGACATAAGCCGCAGCGTGGAACGGGACCCCGCCGCCGAGGGACACCGACTGCGCGCCGAAGACGACGCTGTTGGCGACGACGTTGTACGCGGCCCGGCCGATGGCCGAGGAACCGACCCCGCCGCAGACCGAACTGTACCCGACCGCCACCGTGGAATTGGTCGAACTCCGGGCCAGGGCTCCGATCACGACCGCGGAACCGCCATACTGCGAGGTCGAGGCGTTCTGGCCGATGGCGACCGACTGCGAGCAGTCCGCGGCCATCGAGACGTTCTGGCCGATGGAGACCGAGTCGTTGGTCGCGCTCCCCGAGGCCGCCCCGCGGCCGATGGCGATCGACCGGCTCCCTGCGACCGACCCGGCGACCGCGATAGAGTCGGTCCCCGCGGCGACGGCCCCGGCCCCGAACGCCTGCGAGTCGGTGCCGGCCCCGGGGCTGGAGAGCACACCCGAGACGACCGCGGGGCCGCCCTGGGCGAGGTTGCCCGAGCCGTTGACGTAGAGGATCTGGTTGGTCGCCGGGGTGCCCCCGACCGCCCCGCCGATCGCGGCCGAGGCGGCGGTGGGGGTCTCGGGGACCCAGCGGCTCGTCGCGTCGTCCCATGTGAGGACCTGGCCGTCGGAAGGCGAGCCGGTGACGTCGAGCTGGCCGATCCTGGTGACGACCCGGTGGATTGTGGGAGGCATGGGTGTTCCTCAGTTCGTGTAAGCCAGCCGGAGCAGTTGGCCGTCGCCCCAGGGGATCAGGCACGCGAAATCGGCGGGCGGGTCGGGGTCGGGCCCGCCGCCGGCCGCCATCGCCAGGGCCTTCGGGTACTTGATTGACTCGGCGTCCCACATCGACCTGAGCAGACCCCAGTTCTCGTCCATGTGATAGCCGATGATCTTGAACCAGTTCTGCGACTCGACGCCGGCGTCGGCCTCCATCTCCCACCACAGGTCCATCAGGTCGAGGAACCTGGGGTCGTCGCTGACGTCGTTGTAGAGCGAGATCAGGCCGTTGTGATTGACCCCGGTCGAGTTGGTGAGGTGGTGGCCCCCCTCGTAGCACGAGTGGGCGATCCCCTCGCGTGCGAAGATCGCCTCCTGCGTGGTGAGCCGGCCCCGGAGCGTGACGTCGATGTAGTGCGTCATATCCGCAAACATCTGCGTCAGCGTAGCGGTCCGGAACGTGTAGATGCGTCGCCCCGTCCCGCCGACCGTGCTCCAGTCCTCGGGCACGGGGTCCGGCAGGCCGCTCGGGACCGCGACCTTGAACGAGTCGGCGTCGGCCCAGGTGACCGTGCGGTCGCCCGCGTAGGACCGGGGCCGGATGCCGCCGAAACGGATCACGTCGCCGGCCTCGTACCCGTGGTTGCGGGAGACGGCCGTCAGTTCCGAGGCCCCCGACCGCGTCAGCGAGGTGAGCTCGCGGAACGCGGTGGTCGCCCGGCTGATCCAGATCGATCCGGGGTTGCCGGACGTCCCGCCGATCGCCAGGGCCGGGCTCGCCGGGCTTCCGGAGATCGGGTAGGTGAACGTCCTGGCCCCGGTGACCGTGACCTGGACGACTCCGCAGTATTCGGGGGCCGCGGCGTTCTGGATTGAGAGGGAGTCGCCCGTCGTGAGGCCGTGGTCGTAGTTCAGGGTGGCGGTGGCGAGCCCGCCGGCCGAGGTGAAGAACGTCGCGGAGACCGCCCGGATCGAGCCGGTGAGCTTGCCGATGTCGGTCGCATGCGTGCCGCTGGCCTGGAAGTACGGGGCCGAGCCCATCCGCTGGCCGGCCGGGACGGTGCTGCCGCCCGCCTTCAGCTCGAGGACCATCTTCTCGATCGTGGCCTCGGGCGTGTAGACGCCGGTGCTGTTCTGGGGGACGATCTTGCCGGGGGCGATCGCCTGCATCGCGTCGGCGAACACCTTGCCGATCCGGCTCTGATATCGCATCGCTGCGTCGCCGACGACCTCGGAGTCGGCGGCCCGCGAGACGTTGTTGTAGATCACCTGCCTGATCTTGAACGTGCCGTCCCGCGTGGCCATCTGGTTGGCGCCGAAGGATAGCGGGGGCAGGCCCTGCTTGGTGCGGGGCGGCAGGGTGAAGGTCGCCGTCCCGGTGCTGGCGCTCAGGTCGAACCAGTAGAACCCGTTGGCCTCGGGCTCGACGAAGTTCGACAGCAGCACCAGGTCGCCCGACCGGAAGTACCACGTCGAGTCCGTGCCGAGGGTGCCGAGCGTGACCTCGGGGTTGGCGTCCGTGAGCGTGGCCAGGAAGTTCGGGATCGAGATCGTGAGCGACCCGTTGTACTGCCAGTTGAGGCTCGCCTCGGGCAGCGTCTTGGTCGCCGCTTCAATCTTGTAGCTGACGATCTCGCGGTCGACTCGGGGGGTCGCCGTGGTCGGCCCGGTGTTGGCAACCGCGTAGGTGAACGTCGTGGAGTTGGGGGTCGAGAGGACCTCGAATTCGCCGTTGAAGTTGGCGTCGAGCGACTGCGTGACCGTCACCGTGTCGCCGGGGGCGAGGCCGTGGGCGGTCTTGCGGACGGCGGTCGCGGCCGTGCCCGAGCGGGTGATGGTCGTGCCCGAGATGTCCTCGACGAACTTCGCGCAGTAGTAGCGCATCCCGAAGACCCAGGGATTCGCGAAGTTCCAGCTCTCGTTGCCCGCGGCCACCCAGCACTTGAGGCCGGGGTTGAGGTTGTCGCGGACGTAGGCGGCCAGCCCCTCGCAGTAGTCGAGCGTGGCCCGGTGGGGGATGTCGATCCAGAAGTCCGAGTTGCACGCGTTGGCGAACTTGACGAACCACTCGACCGGGATGCCCTTGGACGAGACCGCCCCGAAGCCCTGCGTCGGGACCGGGCGGGAGGCCCAGGTGGTCACGTCGATGCCCGCGTCGGTGCCGTAGGGCTGGATGATCCGCAGCGGCGAGAACGGCTCGTGGATGCGGACCGCGTCCTGGCGGAAGAGGAAGTAATCCGGGTCCGACGCGTTGGCCGCGTAGAGCGAGACGGAAGACGGGCCGGTGTGCTCTGCGGGGTCCGGGGCGATGATTCTCAAGTCGTGGAACGGCTCGACGCCCTCCGACGGGAAGGCCGAGGCGGTCACCTCGACGATCAGCGCGAGGGTGTATTTCGGGTCGTTGTTGGCGAACTGCGACTCGTCCAGCGTGAACGTGGGGTCGCCCTGCGGGACGCCCTCGATGAAGTTGAGCGTCTTGTAGAGTTGGGGCGTCACGCCGACGGTGCTGACGCGGAGCGTGCCGGTGCCCCGGGCGGTGATCGTGTGCAGGCCGAGGTTGGTGTACCGCTGGGCGTTGCACTGGCCGCGGTAGATCTGGCCGGCGTGCAGCCCGGCCGGGAACCCGGTGCGTCGGCCGCCCTTGACGTATTCGGGCTCGGCGGGGTGGAACTGCGAGTTGGTCCAGGGTGCCCCGCCGCGGGCCGCCCAGATCACGCTCCCGGCCGGGAAGTCGGCGTCGGCCCCCGAGACGTGCTCGCGGAAGTAGAGCTCGTTGGTGCGGGGCAGGGCCCGGTGCCGGAACTGCCACTTCTCGGCCGAGCCGGGGTTGCCGACCCAGATCGTGTCGCCGGTCGTGTAGCCGTGGCCGGTGTAGCGGTACTGGTCGAGCAGCGGGTCGAGGTCGGCGACCTTGAAGACGCCCGACCCGGCGACGTGGGCCTCGGTGAGCACCGTCTGCCGCCGAAGCAGGTCGTTCGACGTGATGTGCCCGGCGATGATGTCGGCCGAGTAGCGGATCGGGTAGAGCTGGTCCCACCACTGCAAGTTCATCCCGAGTTGCGGCATGCGTACCCTCCCCGGCCCGGCACCGCCGGTCGCGTTCGTTCGATCGTTCGGGATGTCAAAGAGCGTTCACGCGGCGATGCGTTGCGTTACTGGGCCATCTCGGTCACCACCGCGACCCACTGGCCGGCGTGGCGCCCGTGGCGGGGCGGCCCCTCGACCTTGAGGTATCGCACGCGGCCCGTGACCGGGTCGTCCCACGCCAGGCGGTGCTGCGAGGTCAGGTCCTGCGGCGTGTCGAAGCGGGCGGTGAAGGTCCGCTCGACGTACTCGCGCGAGGCGGCGACGGCGAGGTCCGTCTCGGTGGGCTTCTGCTCGCGGAGCGAGACCCGGACCGACTCCTTGCCCGCGACGGGCTGCCAGTCGTCCTTCGGCCCGCCCATCGCCCCGGCCTGGGCGTCGGGGTTGAACTGGATCGCGACCACCTCGCCGAGAAGGTCCGAGACGGGCATGGCCGGCTCCGTGGGTTAGGGCGGGTCGGTCAGCGGAACAGGCCCGGCGGCCAGACCCGGTAGTCGCAGGTCCCGGCCTTGATCTCGCCGACGCGGGGGTATCCCCCCTGGGCGGCCTCGGCGGCGGCCTCCGGGGAGAGTTCCGCCACGAGGTCCTCGATCTGCTTGTCGATCCGGTCGCCGAGTTGCGAGAACTTCTCGGAGTAGTCCTGCTCCTGGATGTCGACCCTCGTCCAGGCGGCCCGGGCGGCCTTCAGCGTGTGCAGGCGGACCCGGCTCAGGAACTCGGGGATCTGGCCGGGGAGGATGCCCGCGAGGTCGGCGTCGACCGGGGTCGTCACGTCGGCGACGGCCTGCCCCATCTCGGC